AAAAATCCTCATTTTGCAAATAGGGCAAAACAAACTTCTACTAAATTCTATTTCTGTTTGGATGGTGAAAGCAACCCAGCAAAAAGACCTGAAATAAAGGAAAAAATAAGACAAGGAAAACTCGGGGAAAATAATCCAGCAAAAAAATCAGAAGTTAGGGAAAAAATATCAGTAGCAGCAAAAAATAGAAAGGCATCTGAAGAAACAAGAAAAAAAATGAGTCAAATGCGTAAAGGAAGACCTTCTCCAAAAGGAATGTTAGGTAAAAAACTTACAGAGGATCAAAGGCAAAAAATAAGAGAGAAAAAGGTGGCAAGAGATAACAAGACTTGGATAATAAAAGATCCTGAGGGTAAAATACACACTACAAATAATTTGAAATATTTTTGTGAGTTAAATAATTTAACAGATTCGGCAATTCATCACGTAATTTCTGGAAAAAGAAACCACCACAAAGGATGGACGAGGGCTTGACATCCCTTTATGGGTCTCCTATAATAAAGTTGTCGAAAAACAAAACCCGACAAATCCAATTTATCCAAAAAACCTAAATGTCATTCGAAAATCTTAAGAAGCAATCCAAACTCGGAAGTCTTACTGCCAAACTGGTAAAAGAAGTTGAAAAAATGAATACTTCCGGTTCGTCTACAGATGACCGATTCTGGTCTTTGACAGTAGACAAAGCACAAAATGGTTATGCTGTAATTCGTTTTCTTCCTGCTCCTGCCGACGAAGATCTACCATTTGTAAAAATTTATAGTCACGCATTCCAAGGTAACTCCGGATGGTTGATCGATACGTGCCTCACCACACTTAATCAAAAGTGTCCGGTTTGTGAACATAATTCTGGTCTGTGGAATAATGGGACAGATGCCGGAAAAGAAGTTGCACGTAAGCAGAAGCGTAAATTGACTTATGTTAGCAACATTTACATTGTAAAGGATCCGGCAAATCCGGAAAACGAAGGTAAAGTTTTTCTCTTTAAGTATGGTAAGAAAATTTTTGATAAAATTACCGAAGCCATGCAACCTGAGTTTGAGGATGAGACTCCAATCGATCCCTTTGATTTCTGGCAGGGCGCAAACTTTAAACTGAAGGCAAAGAATGTTGCTGGTTATCGTAACTATGATTCTAGTGAATTTGCCTCTCAAGGAGCTCTTTTAGATGATGATGATGCTCTGGAAGCAATCTGGAAAAAACAGTATTCTCTTCAAGAATTTGTGGCTCCGGATCAGTTCAAAACTTATGATGAACTGAAAAAGCGTCTGGATTCTGTTCTTGGATCTAAAACCTCCACTCATATTGATGAAGAAGTTGAAAATGAAGAAAATTATCGTGGGCCTATCAAAGAACTTGATGATGATCTTCGTATTGAACTAACTAGTCTCAAGACTACTCGTAGTTCTCCCGATCCTATTGATGATGAAGAAGATGATGCTCTTAGTTATTTCTCTAAATTGGCATCCGAAGACTGATTTATCTGGACAGAATTGCTCTTGTATTTTCTGTTTTAATTAATTTATCATTAACATAAAGCGATGATTCACTATAAGTCATCGCTTTTTTTGTATCCATTAGAACCTGTTGTAAATAAATTGGTTTAAGTACATAAATTGTTCTTTTTTTATCATTTTCACTTACTTCGTATTCATAATTAGTAATTCCAACTGTGGGATTGGAAATGTTAACAATGTGTGGTTCTATAATAGATTCATTTGTATATGTTTTACCACTATCTTGATAAGAAAGTTTAAAATTTTGATCTACAATTTTACCTGCAGGTAAAATTAATCTATCTTGAGAATCTCTAATTTCAATAGTCTCATAATGATGTATGGCATTTAAGTTTTCACCATAACGTTGTTCGGCATACTCATATACTTCCATATCAGAAAGAGGCCATTGATCTCTAATTCTTGTAATACCTGATGATATTAATACAACCCAATCATATTGAGAACTTCCATATAGTTCCTCTGCAACTAATTCTGGTCTGGATCCATCAAGTATTTGATACTTATCAAAGACAGTAAAGACATTTTGCAAATCATCACGAAGTTTAACTCTACGGAATAAATTTTTGACAATTAGATAATCATCAATCGATGATTTATCTGAAAGAAAAGATTGATATTCTAGGTTTGGTAGTTCTCTAAAATATGTCATTAGTAACCGGTTCCTACTCGTTTAAAATTGTTAGCGTTATCAACATAATCTTCTCTATAAATTGGAGATAACTCTTGAAACTGTAAAGACAATTGCATGTGAACTGGAGTAGCATCTGGATATGTTGCATATTGTGCGGATCCGTTGTAGTTCACACTCATTTGGGTCAATGCACATGGTTTAAATTGGTGTAAAAATGGATGAGGTTTTCCTCCACTCATATACTCCAACTTAAACACATTAGGAGCTTTCACAAAAAGACCTCCACCATTCGTTGATGGATTTCCTTTTTGTGGAGTCATATTTACTTTAAACGTGCGAATGATTTTTTTAATCATTTCAGATTCTTTTTGAGATCTTGGAACCATATCAAAATTGAAACTGAATGCCGGTCTCATAGATACGCCATTAAATAATAATTCAACATTTTGATTAAATACTTGTCCTGTTGCTCTTGAGATGATTTGATTAATATCTCCTTGCCCTAACAACGATCCTAAAGCAGCGGCTGCTGTTCCTGCAGATGCAGCCTTTTGTCCCTCTCCAGTTGACAATGCGCTCGTCAAATTTTGTCCGAATTTACTAATTGACTCTGCTAAAGATCCAACAGGATTTCCACTTTGTACTGCAGATGATGCAGCATTTGTGAGAGTTCCTTGAATTGGATTCATTGTTCCACTCACCCAATCTGCTGCATTGTTGTCCTGAATATTTGCAGGCATTGGAAGAATAATTGTTGCCAAAGATTTTTTAATGTTTCCTGATTGTTGAAGTGCTTCTTCAGTAGTTCTTAATGCAAATCCTCCTGTTAAATTAAGACCAGGTGCTTTATATTCTATAACATCAATTTTGAAATAGTCATCTTGAGGACCAATATTTTTAATTGGATATCTCAAAAGGGTGGGTTTGGACATTTATGTTCTTTTTAGTTATTTATTTCTAATTTTGTATTAATTTTCCATAAGGAACGGATTTCAATATTTCAAATTCTTGTCTACTTATTTCAAATAACCCACTTACAAGTCTATCACCATCTACTGTATTATATTGTCGTATTTTTCCAAGATGAAAATTAAATCCTCTAAATCCTCTAGGTAATGTATCTCCTGCTATGATTAGTGGATGGCGATCATAAATGATTTTAGGAGTTGCCGCATAGTAAATGTAAGTATAATATTTTTTCGAAATCGTAAAATCTCTTTTTGTGTCTTCAATTCTGGTTAATATTTCGTCCATCATTTCTTCTGCAGTTTCTGTTCCTAATAAAGACTCTCTAAAACCTTTTAGACGATTTGCATTTAATGTTGGGGATTTAGGTTTATTTGGGTTGGCATTTTTATAATCAGGATCATTTTTAATAATGCTAATTAGTTGCTCTTTTGTTAATCGGTTGTAACCATCAGTTTTTCCCTTTCCTGATGCAGTTTTGTAGTAAATGCTATAAGATTGGGCAATTTTAACAAGATCTAATTTAGTGTAGTCTTTGAGACTTTTTTCGTAACCCGTGAGTTCCATTTAATTATTTAATATTAAGGTCTTCTTCTGTTAAAATTTTAAATTGATATCCTCTGTCCTCACACCATTCTTTAGCAACTTCCCATTTAGATTGATTTTTTGCATATTCCATTACTTCATAAATATACCCTTTTGTTTTTCTTTTTGGTTCTTTCGGAAGAATAGTTTGTTTTTTTGGTTTAATCTCTACAAGATATTTTTTTATACTTCCATCACTAGTCATTTCTTTTACAAAAAAATCAGGAAAATATCTATGAAGGCGATTATCGATTGGAGATTTATACCAAAGAAATATTTCCTCACTTGACCATTCGAGTATATGTTCACTTGTATCTAGATATTTCATGTATTTTCTTTCCCACAGTGATCTCCAAATTACGTTTGTTGGATCTCCCTTATATTTTTTGGGGTTTTTAAGTTTATATTTTCCCTTATAAGACATCTAAATACTTATACTATAAACCATACAATAGGTATTTAGAGAGTGGCAAAACCACGCAAAATATCAGACATTAAACCGTTATTTACTAATCTTGCTCAAACTTCTCATTATGAAGTTAAATTTGGGGGATTACCATCTCAATTAATTTCATATTTACTTAAAAGAGGTATAACTTCAAGATTTATCGCAGAAGATGCAGGTCTTTTGTGTTTTAATGCAATTCTTCCAACATCCCAAATTGCTACCACAGACATTGCTGGAAATTATATTGGAATAACCGAAACTTTTGCTCACCGTAGGATATATCAAGATATATCTCTCGAATTTTATGTTGATAAGAACTACAATACTTTAAAATTTCTAGAGCACTGGATGGAATTCATTGCAAGTGGTTCTCATAATCCAATTGATGGTACTTTAGGAACAATTAATCAAAATGTTGATGAGGGATATTTCATAAGAATGCAGTATCCAGAATATTATAAATCAAATAGAACTAGAATAATTAAATTTGATAGAGATTATCAGAGAGAACTTGAATATACTTTCATAGGACTATATCCATATAGCATTGCATCAATTCCTGTATCATATTCTCAATCTGATATTTTAAAGATGCAAGTTACATTTAAGATTGATAGGTATGTAATTGGTAAATCATTTAGTTATGATATTGCTCTTAAACGTGATAATAACAAACTTCCAGATTCTCCTCAACAACCATCACCTTCTCAGGTAAGGGATAGAAGAAATCTATTAATTCCTAGATCTCCAGGATCAATTCCTTCAAATGGAGTTCAACTTTTTCCATCTAATCAAACTTTATATGAATCATTATACGGAAAAAGGCAATAAATAAATTTAATCATATAATTATTGAACATGCCTTTACCAAAAATTGCGACTCCTTCATATAATTTGGAAATTCCATCTACTAAAAAAGAAATTAAATTCAGACCATTTCTTGTAAAAGAAGAAAAGATTTTAATTATTGCAATGGAAAGTGAGGATCCAAAACAGATCACTGATGCAGTTAAAACTATTCTTGAAAATTGCATTCTTACCAAGGGAATTAATATTAATCAATTAGCAACATTTGATATTGAATATTTGTTTTTAAATATTCGTGGAAAATCTGTTGGAGAAAATGTTGATGTATTAATTACTTGTCCGGATGATGGAAAAACTCAAGTTCCGGTGAGTATAAGTTTAGATGACATTAAAGTTAATTTTAATAAAGATCATTCTAAAGACATTAAGTTGGATGATAATTTAATTTTACGAATGAGATATCCTTCTTTGAAGGAATTTATAAAAACAAACTTTACCAATAATTTCAATATAAGTGTTGATGAAACTTTTGACCTAATTGTTTCTTGTATTGATCAAGTTTATAATGAAGAAGAATCTTGGTCTTCCAGTGATTGTACAAGTAAAGAACTTTCTGAATTTATGGATCAATTAACTTCCTTACAATTTAAAGAGGTTGAAAAGTTTTTCCAAACAATGCCAAAACTTTCTCATACACTGAAAATTAAAAATCCAAATACAAAAGTGGAAAGTGAGGTAGTATTGGAGGGTCTATCAAGTTTTTTCGCCTAGCAATGGCTCATGAAAGTCTTGAGTCATACTACAAAACTAATTTTTCTTTAATTCATCATCACAGGTATTCTCTCACTGAAATAGAGAACATGATTCCGTGGGAGAGGGAAATTTACATTGCTCTTATCAAACAACATATTGAAGAAGAAAATTTAAAGAATCAACAGGTATCCTCTTAGGTAAATAAATAGTTTATAACGATAAAAAAATAAATAGAAGATCAATAATGGCTGAGATAGATTCTGGGACATCAGGACAATCTGGTAACAATACTACATCAGGATCTATTTTATCTAAAGACGTTAGAAATGCTGTTTTAAAAAATAATGCAATAGATTCTTCCATTTTTAGAAATGATTTATTAGCATCCGAAAATAGAAGAAGACAAATAGATCTTGAAAATAGTGCGGTAATTAGAGAACAAGAAAAAGCTCTTATTGGATTTAATTCAAGTATTCAGTCACTTAGATCTGATATTGGAAGATTAGGGGTAGGACTTGAAAATATTGCACTACTTCTTCGTCAAGATGGCGCGGAAGAACAGAATAGAATTAGACAAGATCAGGAAAAAGAAAGAAGATTAGCGGAACAACAGATAAGAATAGGAAAAGAAAATCAATTAGAACAAAAGATACAAAATGCAGTTACGGAACCTGTAGAAAGGTTGGTTCCCAAAGTAAATGATATTTTTGGAAGAATAGGTGCGGCACTTTCTATTCTATTTGGTGGTTGGTTAACTAATCAGGTTGTTCAGGCGATAAGAGCATCTGAAGAAAAAAATACGAAATTATTTAATGATATTAAATTTAATATTGTTAAAAATTTAGCTATTGTTGGTGGAGGATTATTTGCAATTAGAGCAGGATTTTCTTTGGTTAAAAGATCCATTTCCGGAATCGCTTCTGGATTGACCAAGTTGTTAATTGCAAAACCACTTGCAGCTGCTGCATCATTGATACCTGGCATGGGTAGAAGAACTACCAGTTCGGGGGGAGGTGGTGGAATAAAACCCGGAGGTGGTAGAAGAACTACCAGTTCGGGGGGAGGTGGTGGAATAAAACCCGGAGGTGGTAGAAGTGGTCTTAATGTACGTGGTAATCTTGCAATAGGATCTTTAATGACGGGGATTGATATTGCTTCTGGAGAAAATCCAGGAAGAGCTATTGCCGGAGCTGTAGGAGGAATGTTTACATCAGCGACTGCCTTTGGTTTGGCATCTTTATTACCAATTCCGATGTCTGGAGTTATTTCCAGTGCTTTGGCATACAGTCCAGGACAAAATTTTACAAAAGATATTTATGATAAATTTTTTGGCAACTCTAATAAAAATTCTGGAATGAATTCTAGCGGTGCTCCAACATCTTCATCAAAACCAATGTCTATGGGGGAACCATCTTCTACACAATCAACACCCCCAACAACACAATTGTCAGTACCAACCACACAATCAACACCTCCCATGGTGCAACCACAAACTCCAATGATGGGAGAAAAACCAACTTCATCTCCACCATCTCCGGATATGGTTTCAAAATTTGAACAGGCATGGCAATATAGAAATAATCCTATGACTAGAAGAAAAATTGAAGGTGCTTGGAATCAAATGACTCCTGATCAAAAACAGCAGGCAAAAGATTGGGCAGCATCAAAGGGTTATGATTGGAGGGAAATGAAATTACAAGAATCTCCTAGTATGGCGGATTTTAAACAAGAACCACCTAAACAAATAGATGAATCTAAACCAGCACAGGCAGAAATTTCCCCCACACCTAAACCATCTCAAGAAGTTGGTCAATTGCCAGAACCAAAACCAACATTGACAATGATTAAAACATCTACACAACAAATGCAACAACCCGAAGTTCCATTAACCAGTGGTGCATTGAGTGATGTCCCATTAATAAATTCTGCAAATCCAGATAATTTTTATATTTTATATTCTCAATTAAATTATAACGTGGTAATCTAAAATGGCAGTTGTAGAATCATTAAAAAAATCCACCATAAACATTGAGAGTATTTCTAAATCTTTATCATCTACTAAAAAAACTGTTTTATCAACATCAAAATCTGTTGATAATATTTCTAAAATTATTTCAAATAATACAAGAGTAAAGAGAGAATTATTTGCAAGATCTGAAGTTTTAGATTCAAGAAGAAAAGAAGCATCAAAAAGACAAGAAATTGAAGATCAAATAGAATCTTCAAGAGTTTCTTCTCAACCATCAAGAGGTCTTAGTTTTGTTGGAAAAAGTGATAAAAGTCCTCTTGGTAGAATATTAGGATTTTTGGGATTTACCTTTGCTGGTTGGATTGTGGAAAATCTACCAACATGGATTTTCATGGGAAAAGAATTTATTTCAAGAATTCAATCATTTGGTAGATCTATGTATGATATGGTGGATAATATGAAATTAATCATTGAATCTTTTGGGTCAGTCTTAAAAAATTCATTTGATTCAATAGTAAGACTTGATTTTAATGAATTTAGTGAAGGGAGCGTTACACAATCTTTTGATGAACTAACCAGTGCAATTCAGGGTCTTGGAAATGAAATTACAGAAACATTTAAACTTTTTACAACACCATTAACTGAATCTGTCGAAACTGGTGAGCAAGCACCCGGACTTGCTGAGGATAGACCAGAAACAATGTTTCCTTCTCCGACTGAGGGTGGCACTGGTGGAGGTGAAAATCAAACTAAAGCATCATATGGAACTAAAGAGCAAAGAGCAATGCTTGATGCTATTGCTTGGGCAGAGGGTGGTGTTTCATATAGAACCATGTTTGGTGGAGGTCAGTTTGACACATCTAAGGGATGGAAACATCCAGATAAAGTAATTCGTAGTGGAGGTTATGCAAGTGCTGCTGCAGGAAGATATCAATTTATGCCCTTTACTTGGGAAAGAGCAGCAAAGGCACTAGGATTAAAAGATTTTTCACCAATTAACCAAGATAAGGCAGCTATTTGGTTAATGGATAAAAGACTTGGTGGAAACTCTGCTGATATATTGAAAAAAGAAGGTGTAAGTAATAGAGTTTTAAACGCTTTTGCTGGAGAATGGGCTGCTGTTCCCGTGGCAGGTGGTGGAAGTTTTTATGGGCAACCATCAAGAAAAGTCAAGGATTTTAGAGATAAGTATCAATCTTTATTAAAAACAACTCCAGAACAAGTTCCATCGACACCATCAACACAACAACCTAGATCCATACCCTCTCAAACTAGTTTACCTCCTTTGCCACGAACAAATACTCTTGCGAATCAGTATTATGGTGCTCCTAGAGATGGAGGAAAAAGAAAACACGCTGGAGTTGATTTTGACATTAGTGGCCCTAATGCAAAATTTTATAGTAGAATTGGTGGAGTAGTTGTTGGAAGTCCTTTTAGATTTGGTGAAGATGGATGGGCAACAGATATTTACAATAAAGAACTTGGTGTCTATGAAAGAATTGCTGAAGCTGCAAAAATACTTGTAAAACCTGGTCAAGTTCTCAAACCTGGAGATTTAGTTGCTCAAGGAGAAAGTAGAACTGGAGTTATTCATTATGAAATTAGAACAAAAATAGAAGGTGGATTCCAAAATAGTTTAGATCCAATAGCTTTTCTCAGAAGTCCTAAAGTTCAGTCCCAATCTCAATCAAGTATCGCATCTGCAGCAACACCATCATCACAAATTAGTCCAACACCTCCAAGTTCCGCATTACCATCAGCACAAATTAGTCCAATACCTCCAAGTTCTACACCAGGATCTAATATAACTCCAGAAAGAAAAGGTTCTCAAATTTTAGTTATTGATGACAGTCAACCACAAGCACCTCAAGTATCTTATCCTTCCTCTCAACCACAGTCTGCAGCTCCAGAAATTAGTGAATTTAAGTTGTTAAATAATTTTATCAAGAATAAACTTTTACTCGATTTAGCGTACCTATAATGTCAAATAAAAAGTCCATATATGAAGAATTAATCTTGGAATCAAACGATAGGTCAAGATCAATTGATCTTATAAATGGAGCTATTTCATTTGAATATTTTGAAGATATTTTTTCTCCAACAATTACGGCAAAAATTAAAGTCGTGGATAATGGAAATGTAATTGCCCCATCAGACAATTCTGATGGGGATAAACAATCCATATATCATGGTTTACCTTTAAGGGGTGGTGAAAGAATATCTCTAAAAATTGCCGGCAATTCATCAACAAATCCCGGATTAGATTTTTCAAAAAAATCTGATGATTATTTTTATGTCTCTAGTATTACTGATGTAATATCAGAAACAAATAGAGAAAGTTTTACTTTGCATTTAGTTTCAAGAGAAGCAATTACAAATGAAACGGTGCGTGTATCTAAAAAATTTCCTACGTCATTGAAGATTAGTGATTCTGTCGATAAGATATTAAAAGATTATTTAAAAACAAAAAAAATAGGAAAAATTGATAGTTCATCAAACAAGTATGGTTTTATTGGAAATCTTAGAAAACCATTTACTGTTTTAATTTGGTTAGCATCAAAGGCAGTTCCGGAAAGTTCTGGTAGTGCAACTGCCGGATTTTTATTTTATCAAACACAAGATGGATTTCAATTTAGATCTCTTGATGATTTAATGTCACAAGAACCAAAAGCAACTTATACTTATACAGAATCTCAGGAATCCTATGATGATAACGAAAAAAAAGTCAATAATGATTTTAAAATTCTGAACTATTACACGGATAAGAATCAAAATTTGATTGAAAAACTTCGTTTGGGAACTTATGCAAGTCATCGAATGTTTTTTAATCCCTTAGATTTTTCTTTTTCAAATCCAGAAGAGGGATTATTCAGACAGAATGATTATGTTGGAAAAACAAATAATCTTGGAGGAAAATTTAAACTTCCTTCTTTATCCGAAGGATCGGATAAAAATTTAGGTGATGTTCCAACCAGAATTATTACGGCAGTTCTTGATATAGGTACAATGGAAAAGGATGCATCTACAGATTTAAATTCAGATCCAAAATTATATCAGTCTCAGGCACTCATGAGATATAATACATTATTCACACAATCCGTAAATATGATAGTTCCTTCAAATACGAATTTGAAAGCAGGAGATGTTATAGAATGTAATTTTCCAAAAATTACTCAATCTGATGCGAAAGAATTTGATAAAGAACAAAGTGGTCTATATATGATAAAAGAACTGTGTCATCATTTTGATACTGAAAATTCTTATACCTCCTTGAAATTGATTAGAGATACTTTTGGGGTTAATACAGAGGCAAGGAAATAATTTATGTTAGATCAATCTTTACTTCAAAGTCATTTTATAGGAAGAGATGGGTTTAGATGGTGGATAGGACAAATTCCACCCGCATCCACAATGGGAAAACAAGTTACTGGTGAAGGATGGGGAAACCGTTTTAAAGTCAGAATACTTGGGTATCATCCATATAGTGAAGCGGAACTTCCAAATGAAGATTTACCTTGGGCACAGTGTTTGGTTCCGACTACTGCAGGAACTGGTGCTGCCAATTGTTCAACCGGAGTCCAATTGCAACCTGGTGATGTTGTACTTGGATTTTTTCTGGATGGTGATAATGCACAAATACCTGTTATTCTTGCAGCTTTTGGAAGAAGTTCATCAGTTCCATCAACGACATACAAATCTCCATTTGAGGCATTTACCGGATATGATTCCTCAATTAATAAAGTAAATATAGGAACTCAAAAAAATGAATCAAATGAACAAACTGCTCAACCAACACCAAGAGATTTATCTCCGGAACAGGTAAAACAAATTAATCCGGAAGAAAAATCAGTTAGTGATGCTTTAGGTAGTAAAATAATTCTTGCCGATCCAGTTGGAAATACAAGAACTGCCGCAATTAAATCTGAAATTTCAAATCTACTGGATAAAATAAGAAAATTCCAAAACAATGTCTCAAGAATCAGAGAAGAAATAAAGCGAGTAGTTGATACTATTTCAGCAATCTCTAATGATTTTGTTGGAGTTGGATTTAATTATCTTTTCAATGCAATGATTCCTATTTTACAAAGAGGATTGAAATTGCTTTATGATAAGGTTTTTGCCGCAGTTTTAGCTGCAACAGGTAATCCGGCAGCTGCTCATCTTGCCGGAGTTGCGGCACAAACAGCAATGGTTCAACCGATAAAGTTTTTAGAAGAAAATATATCTGAACTAGCAAATAAAATTGTTAAAGATGAGGTAACAGGTATAGTCACAGATCTACTCAATTCCACTATTGGAAATATTGACAAATTTACTTCTTCAGTTGAGGAACAATTTTCTTCAACGTTATTGAATACTGTAATTGATACAATTGAAATTGGATTAGACGATCCTCTTAAAGGAATCGATAAACTACTTCAATTTTTTCCAAACTTCACCGTTGGTAATACACTCAGAAGTGCCATTGGTGCAATTCAATCTATTGGTGCAGTTTTTGACAAAAATCAATCTAAAGAAAGTATGCAAGGACTTATAACAGAATGGATGATTGGGGCAAATCCAGTCGATGTTACTAGAAGTTCTTTTAAGAAAATCTTAGATACCATGAATGTTCAGAAGTCTGGATCTAAAACTACAAAACCAATAAATGTTGTAAATTCCGAGGGCATAAATCTTGGAAATTTATATACTATAGTAACATTAAATCTAACAGTATCTAAAAAAGATAAAGTTTTTAACATTAATACCACTGAAAATTTAATTGATGAAAGTATTATGAGTCCAGTGTCAGAATCATCTGATGAATTGATTAAAATCAAATCAATTAATAGAAAGAAAAATGAAATTGTCGTTAAAAGACAACTAGCCGGAATTTCAACTGATTATTCTTTTGGACAAAGATTTTATGTTTTTAGTGACAAGTCTGATTCATCCATATCCAGAAATACATTTGTTTCTGATGAAAACTTAATATTAGATTATGCAAATACAATCAGTTCATTTAACACAAAAAAACCCAAATATGCTCCACCTCCAAAGGTAAAAATATTTGGAGGTGGAAGAGGTAAAAATGCAGAGGCAATTCCTCTAATGGGTAATTTTGTTGAAGATCCTAATGGATTTGTCACCGGAAGTATTATTGGATTTGAAATTACAAATCCAGGATCTGATTATACAATACCACCATTTGTTGAAGTAATAGATGATGTTGATAATCCACAAGGATATGGTCTTGTTGCAAGGTCTGTAATTCAAGATGGTAAAGTTACAGCAATATATCCAATTTCTGAAGGAGAAAATTATACCAAAAATGAAAATAAAGAATATTCTGTTGTTGAAATTGTAATTGAAAATCCAGGAGAAAATTATCCAGAATCTAATCAAATTACTATTAGTGATCAATTCGGCAATAACTATCCAGTTCAAACTTTTGAGGGAAGAATTATTTCTGTTAAGATTGATCCTCTAAATAATACAGTTACTGATAAACCAATATTAACAATTAATTCTGTATCTGGTTCTGGTGCAGTGCTTAGAGCTCTTGTAGGAACAAATACTCTGAAATTTGAAGCGACTAAACCACAAAAATCCGTAGATTGTCCGATATAAAATGGCAGAAAGACCAAATAAAAATAAAAACATTTTAGCAAGACAACTTGTTAGTTATAGTCCAAATTTTAGAATTGACACAGTTAATCCTCAAATGGGATTAAGTGGTACAGATGTGTATAAAATTTATGGAGTAACTGATGATGGAATTCAATCTTCAATTTCTTTAAGTAGTGGAGGATTATTTTCAATTAAAAATGATAATAGTTTTGAAGTTATTGCTGGAGAAAAAAATCAGGGACAAAGTGTAGATATTATCATAGTCGGTAAAAATGGAGACATTGCCCTAACCGCAGAAAAAACGGGTATGGTTAGAATAAGGGCAAATAATATAGTTTTAGATGCAAATGAAGATATAACTTTAAAGGCAGGAAGAAATATAAATCAAGAGTCTGGATCCGGAAGAATACTACAAAAGGCAAATAAAATAGATGTTAGTGCCTTAACAGGAAATGTGATTGCGAGTCTTGGACTAAGTTTTGGTATGAAAGTATTTGAAGGTAGTTTTGTTGGAGGGGATATTTTAACAAATGTTTTTGGTACTGCTGTAGATACAATTATAGATACGGTTCTCTAACATGGCAGATATTACGGTTACCGGAAATCAGGCATATTTTAACGAAGATGCTAAATTCTTCAAAGACGTTTATATTTACGGAACCTTATTTTATGATTTTCCTACCGGAGTATCTGCATCACAATTGTCTGGGGATTCTGCAAGTGTAAAAAATTTAGATGTTTTTGAGAACGCTAACTTTTTTGGATCTGCTAATTTTTATGAGAATGTCTATTTTGAAAAAGGTATTAATGTTGGAATATTAACTGTAAGACAGCGATTAGATGTTGGTATTGGTGGAACCACATTAAGAGCAGATGCAGATATTGGCAAAGTTGGTATAGCAACAACTTCACCGAGACAGGAATTAGATGTAGTTGGTATCGCAATTATCAGCAATAAAGTTGGTATTGGAAGTACTATACCTGAACAAAAACTTGATGTTGCCGGTAGTGTTAAAATAGATGAATTTATCTATGATTCGGCAAATTCTCCAGGAATAAATGGATATTATTTAAATATGGATTCCTCGGGAATTCGCTGGATTTCAGCGACCCCAAATTTTAGTGAAGGAATTTATGTTCAAGATGAAGGAACTTATATTCCCACAGCGGGAATTGCTCAGTCATTCACAGTTTTAAATTTTAAGCAAATTAATAGTCTTGGATTAGGAACAGATACAATTGTACCAATTCCCAATCCAAGTAATCCAACATTTATTGCCGATATTCAGTCCAAAGATCTTTGGGGACATAATATAAACGGTGATATTTATAGAATGACTAAAGTTGGAGTACAAACTAGTAATCCAATAACAACTTTAGATATAACTGGAACAGTTCATGCCACTGGTGCCGTTGATTTTGATTCAACTTTAGATGTTGATGGTGCTACAACACTTAATAATACTCTAGATGTTGATGGTGCTACAACACTTAATAATACTCTAGATGTTGATGGTGCTACAACACTTAATAATACTCTAGATGTCGATGGTGTTACCACACTCAATGATTCTTTAGATGTTGATGGTGCTACAACACTTAATAATACTCTAGATGTTGATGGTGCTACAACACTTAATAATACTCTAGATGTTGATGGTGCTACAACACTTAATAATACTCTAGATGTTGATGGTGCTACAACACTTAATAATACTCTAGATGTAACTGGTGCTGTTGATTTTGATTCAACCTTAAATGTCGATGGTGCTTCAGTATTTCAAAGTACTGTAGAACTTAATTCATCTTTAATTGATGTAAACAATAGCACGGCAACTGGAAAGTTTGATTATCGTCTTTCTTCTGTTGGAACCGGAGTATCTTGGAGACCTCCTGGCGTTCAGACGCAAAATGCCATTTGGGTAACCATGGATGGAAATGATTCTAATAGTGGTTATTTGGAAGGAGATGCAAAAAGAACCATTGGAGCAGCGGCATCAATTGCAGAACCAGGAGATACAATTTTTGTTCGTTCCGGAGTTTATTTTGAAAATAATCCAATTGGGTTAAGAACGGATGTTTCTGTTTCTGGACAAGACCTAAGACTTGTGACTATCATTCCAAATAATCCAATCAAAGATGTTTTTCATGTAAGAAGAGGATGTCTGGTTGAAAATATAAGTTTTGCCGGAAACAGTGTTTCTATCGCACATACTGGTGCCGGGGCAGTGGCATTTCCGCCAACAATTGCGGATATAAATGCAGGAATATCTCATGCTGCAGTATCCGGATATTTAGATCCAGGCCCTGCAACAGAAGGCCCAACAGGAAGATGGAAGTCTCCTTATATAAGAAACTGCACTAATTTCATGACCAAAAGTATTGGTATGAAAATTAATGGAAATCATGCGACAGCATCATCTATTGGTGCAGATTTAAAATCAATGGTCTGTGATTCATTTACTCAATATAATGAAAATGGTATTGGCGTTTCAATTACAAATAACGGATATGCACAGTTAGTTTCTATTTTCACAATTAATTGTGATATTGGAATTTTTGCATCAAGTGGTGGATCTTGTGATCTTACAAACTCTAATTCTTCATTTGGTAATTATGGTCTTTATGCCGTTGGATTAGGTGCAACAGAATTTACCGGAATTGTTGGAACTTATCCTCCAACAAGAACTCAACCAGGTGTTGATGCCGGATCAGATGTTGTGACTTTTGAGAATATGAAAGATGATTCTAATGGTGGTATTGGAACTGTTAGGAGACCTTATGATGGACAGGCACTATTCTTTAAAATTGATTTAAGTAAATATTCAGATACTGTAATCACGGGATTATCAACCACAATTCTTCAAGAACCTATGGTTCAGATTGAATCTATTAAGATTACAAATGGAGGATCTGGATATAGTCCGGTTACTCCACCAACAGTATTTGTCTATGATTATAATGATAATTCTCAACAACCTAAAGGGCCTCAGGGAATTATTGCAGAATTGAGTCCAACAATTGATGAGGTAACGGGAGCAATAACTGCAATCGATGTTGCAAACAGTGGAAGAAATTATTTACCAACTCAAGATTTAAGAGTTTTTATTGATGGTGGAGCGGCAACGGCAGAAGTTATTACTCAACCAATTTATTATACCGTTGATGTTGCCACACAACCTACACCAGTTACAGGAATTACTACCGTAACTTTTAATGAATTTATTCCTTATGAATTATTTGGTGGTGAAGAAGTTTCACTTAAGAGAATTAGTCGTATTCTTACAAGTTCACATTCGTTCGAGTATATTGGTACCGGCGTAGATATAAATACTTCGACACCATTTAAGGGTGCCGTTCCCATTAAAGAAAATGAAATTGTTGCATTGGATGGGGCACAAATTCCATTTACAAGTACAGATCAAAAAGGAAATTTTGATATTGGTGAGGGATTTCAGATTAATCAACCAACGGCGACAATTAGAGGAAGAGATTTTAGTAAGGCAATACAGGCAGAAGTTACACCACTCATACTTGCACTGAGATAAGATATGGCAGTTGCACCACTTAATAAGTTTTTAACCATTGCAGTTCCGGTTGCTCCAGGAGAACAGACAGTTTATACGACACCTGTCGGAGTATCAGCAATTGTTCTTTATGCTCAGGTTGCAAATGTTGGAGTGAATACATATCCCACAATAACTTTCACTCATCGTAGAAAAAGTACATCTGCAAGAACTAGTGGAAATACAAGAAATATAAGAGTTATAAAACAGGCAGAAATTCCACCAAATGATTCTTTAATCATTATTGATGGTAGATTGGTTTTAGAAAGAACCGCAATAATTACGGACTCTATCGTAATTGAAGGAACTCAAACTGGAATTGTTACTGTCACAAACTGCGTTTATGATAACACCACGGGAGTTACTACGGTTACAACATCCACTGCTCATAATTTCGTTACCGGTGATGAGGTTACCATGAGTGGATTGGCATTTACTTGTAGTGGATCATTTGGATTAACCACATCAATTTTTCCATCACCTCAACAATCTTTTACCGTTAATTCTATAATTGGAGATGTTGGAACGTCAAAAACTTTTGTGACTAATTCTGGAGTTGTTGTTGGAATTGCTCATACCTATGTCAGTGGGGGATTGGTTGCGCCACTTCAAATGGAATTTATATGCAGTATTCTAGAAAATAGTACCACATAATTATGGCAAAGTATTTATCAGGACGCTCTAAAAGAACACCACAATCGGCACTATCCGATGAGAGGTATAGATATCTGTCGGTTGGTGATGCAGAACCTAATTTTGGAGATCCTATTTTTCCCGGTGAGTTTCCTCCATTCGGACAACAATACCAAATTGTTTCTGTTGAAGGATATCCTGGAGAACGATATTGGGTTCCAATTGGTGGTGGATTAATTCCAGGTTCAATTTCCGTTTTTGATGAGGGTAATCTTGTTGGTGGACTAAGTAGTACCACCCAGGTAAATTTTGTTGGTGCGGCGATTACTGTAATTGGAATAAGTGGCCCTCCACCGGGAGTTGGAGTGACCGTTACCGTATTTGCACCCGGAAATAATTCTGAAATTTTATTTAATACTTCTAATGAATTTTCAACATCACCAAAATTAAAATTTGATACTTCTACTGGATCATTAATTGCCGGAGACAGGATTATTGTTGGTACCGGTGGAACCGTAATTACAACAACTGGTGTTGGATCTGTTGGAATTGGAACAACCGATCCAACCCAAGAACTACATCTCCAAGGAGATTTTAGAATTACCGGAACAATCTATGATTATTTCAATTCTCCAGGATCTCCAACACAATTAATTGCAAAAAATAATTTCGGCGGAATTACCTGGGTAGATCAAGGAACAATTAGATCTGCTGCTGGTGGAACTGTTGGAAATGTTCAATATCATAATAGTGTTGGATTAGTTGATGGCGCACCAAATTTTGTTTTTGATGAATTTAATAATCGAATTGGTATCGGAAGTACAATTCCAACGGTTTTATTGGATGTACTTGGATATTCTAAGTTTACCGGACAAACAGAAATTGATAATCTTTATGTAACGGGAATAACAACTCTAAAAAATCTTGGAGTTCTTGGTCTTACCACGACCAAAAATCTTGAAGTTACTGGAGTTGCCACCATTGGATTTTTAACCGGAAATAATGCATATTTTACCGGTATCGTAACTGCGGATCAGGGATTTGTTGGTTCAATTGATATTACTCAGTTAAACGTAACGGGATTTGCATCAATTAAGGATCTTGGTGTTTCTGGACTTACCACAACAAGAGATCTTCAGGTTTATGAATCTACACTACTAAACCGTTTAAAAGTTAGTGGAATTTCAACATTTGATTCTCAGGTTATCATTAATAATTTAAATGTGACCGGAGTGGGTACATTTGATAATATAAAATTAGATACAAATACGGTTTCAACAAATATTGGAAATTTAATCATAGATTCGAGTGGTGGAACCACACAAATTAATGACATTGTTTATATTAATGATTATACTCAATCAATAGATTCAAATACCGGAGCACTTGTAGTTGAGGGTGGAGTTGGTATTGGTAGTCGGTTAAATGTTGATGGTGCCGTAAAATTAGCAACTCTTGGAGGAATTACTACAACCGGTGGTGATCTTTATGTTGCCGGTAATTTATTTGTAAATAATGATATTTTTTATGATGAACTTTTTGCAAGAAATGGATACTTTACTGGAATTGTATCAACCAAAGATCTTTTGGTTACCGGAGTTGCCACAATTGCAACATTAGGAGTTTCTGGATTAACCACAACCAGAACTTTAAGAGTAACCGGAATTAGTACTTTTGATGACTTTATTGATGCAAATGGTGGAGCATATATTGATAATATTCAAATTGGAATAACAGATAACAATGAGATTGATACTAGTTCGGGAAATTTAACAATTGATTCTGCCGGTGGATTAACCACAATTGATGATAGATTATTCGTCACTGGAATATCAACCTTTAATGCAAACACCGTTTTTAATGCTAATGTAACATTAGGAAATAATGTTGGCGGTGATACTGTCAGTTTTGGTTCTTCAGTAAATACTAATATCATCCCTCAAGCAACTGACACTTATGATTTGGGACAAAGTGATAGTCTTAGATGGAGAACAATATATGCCCAAACATTTAGTGGAAAATTTATAGGAAATGCAGATACGGCATCTCAAATTGCTACCGCAACAACCACGGGTATTTCGTCTTATTTTCTAACTTTTGTTGACAGTAATAATTCTCCGGCGTCTTATGAAACATTATATACGGATTCTGGAATTACATATACTCCTAGTAATGATTTGCTGACAGTTGGTAAACTTGTTGTAACTGGAATATCAACATTTGAGGGTACTTCTACTTTTAATGGAATAACAACATTTACCAATAATGTATTCATAGGAAATTCTAATACTGATAAAGTTTCTTTTGCCGCAACCGTTGATAGTAATATTATCCCAAGTGGAACCAGGGATTTAGGTTCAATAACCAATAGGTGGGATAAATTTTATGTTAATGAAATTGTTGGAACCGTAACTGGTACTATTTCAAGTGTAAGTATTACTAATGATTCTTCAACAAATGCAATCAGATTCATTAGTTTTGCATCTACGGTTAGTGGATCCAGTAGCATTTATGGTGATACTAATTTAACATTTAATCCTAGTAATGATACTGTTTCTATTGGGGGATCTCTTGGTATAGGTAATGCAAATCCAGGAACAAGATTAGATGTAACAGGCAATGTAAGACTTTCAGGATCCGTTCCAGAAATTGAACTTAATACTGGAGGGCCAAGATTCAGAGTTCCATCATCAAATACACTAACTGTTCATACTGGTGGAGGATTATCTTCAGGTACAAACGAAGTAATAAGAATTAATGCCACTGGAGTAGGGATAGAAACTTCAACTCCAAGATATAAACTTCATGTCATTGGCGATACTAACATAACGGGATTAACTTCACTTGGAGGTAATTTAGTACCAACAGGAGATGGAACTCAAGATATTGGCCTTCCGGAAAGAAAATGGAACAAATTCTATGTAAATGAACTTGTAGGAACCATAACAGGTACCATTTCAAGTGTAAGTATTACTGATGATACTAATAATGCAGCTAATCCGGTCAGATTTATTAGTTTTGCATCTACTACTAGTGGATCTAGTAGCGTTTATGGAGACACTTCTTTAACATTTAATCCTACTTCTAATAGTCTAGGAATTGGTATAGCAAATCCGCAAAATGTCTTACATCTTAGTGGAAATCCAGGAACAATTTTGAGAATTGATGGGGGATCTGGTGGTACTGGAACAAGAGATATTTTTATTAGCGAATTTAATACAACTGCTTATGGTGGTATTATAAGATATGATTCAATTGCAGATTTATTTACATTTGGTACTGTAGAAAATTCGGTTGTACAAAATGCAATTAACGTTGCGAGAACATCTGCAAATGTTGGTATTGGTAGCACAATTCCAACTCAAAAACTTCAGGTTGCCGGTAATGTGGCACCTGATGAAACTGGAACCAGGGATTTAGGAACATCTACTCTTAAATGGAACACAGTTTATGCCAATACATTTAATGGGCAATTTATAGGAAATGCCGATACTGCTTCTAAATTAGCAACACCAAGAATTATTGCTGCAACTAATGATATTTCTTGGTCGGTTTCTTTTGATGGATCCGCAAATGTATCTTCTGCGGCAACTTTATCAAACACCGGAGTAATCGCAGGAACTTATGGTTCTTCAACACAGGTTGGTGTGATAACCGTAGATGCAAAGGGTAGAATTACTTCAGCATCTAATGTTTCAATTGCCTTCACTAATGCAACCGTAGCCAGAGCAGGATATGCGGACAGTGCAGGTATAGCAACTAATCTTAGAGGTGGTACTGCATATCAAATTCCATATCAATCTGCAGTAAACACAACTGCATTTATAGCAAATGGTACTGTTACTGGACAATTACTCCAATATAATAGTTCGGCAGCACCATCTTGGGTAAACCCTTCTGGTTTAACTGTATCTAGAGCGGGATATGCAGACACTGCAGGTATAGCAACTAATCTTAGAGGCGGTTCTCCTGGTTCAATTCCTTATCAATCTTCTTCCAATGTAACAACTTTTCTAAATGATCCTAATGTAAATGGAGCTATTTTAACCTGGAATGATTCAAGTTCACAACCATCCTGGACTTCCCCATCTAATTTATCAGTTAGTAAAGCATCTTATGCAGACAAAGCAGGATTATCAACTGATGTAGAACTTAATGGATCAGGACAACTTCTTTATCAACCAGGAAACAATAATACCGAATTATTATCATTTGGTTCTGTTGGGCAAATACTTCAATCTAATGGTACGGGATCAGCTCCTAGTTGGGTTAATATAAGTGGATTAACTGCCGGATTTGCATCCTATGCTACTAAAGCGGGATTAGCAACTGATGTAGAGATTAATGGAACTAATCAACTTCTTTATCAAGCTTCTAATAATAACACGGTAGCACTTTCAACAGGAACATCAGGACAAATACTTCAATCTAATGGTACAGGATCAGCTCCTAGTTGGGTTAATATAAGTGGATTAACTGCCGGATTTGCATCCTATGCCACTAAAGCAGGATTAGCAACTGATGTAGAACTTAATGGATCAGGACAACTTCTTTATCAACCAGGAAACAATAATACCGAATTATTATCATTTGGTTCTGTTGGACAAATACTTCAATCTAATGGTGCAAATCAAGCACCTTCTTGGATAACTTTAGGATCTTCTGTAGGTGCCGCAATTAGTGGACTTACGATTAGGGATGAGGGAACTATAACTCCTTCAGGTGGTGTGGGTGTCATTACCACTATTAATTTTGTTGGTTATGGAGTTACGGTTGTTGGTAGTTTTTCTGGTGTTGCCACCGTAACAGTTTCAACAAATCAAATAGAAGGGCCACTTACGGTAGAAGGACTACCATTTATTAAAAATCGTAAAACCGTTGCAACTTCTTATACTGTTAGTGCAGATTTCAATGAGATGAGTATTGGCCCAATAACTATAAATAATGGTGTTACCGTTACTGTCAGTAGTGGCGGAAATTGGACAATTATTTAATTATCTATGGCCGATTATAATTTTTCAAGTAAAGTAGTTATTTTTCCAAATAATGATGGTGGAGTGAGTATTCTGGTTCCGGCACCCGACTGTGGATTATCTTTGGAACAAATTATAGGAAAAGATGTTCCACAAGATCGACCACATGAGGTTTTGGAAGTAACCGATCTTCCGAATGATGGAACCTACAGAGATGCATGGACTTTTGAAAATTAAGGAGGTATAAAATGCCAATTGGAATTGATTTAGAAAAAGCAAAAGAAATTCATAAAAATAAAATTCGTCAAGTAAGAAATCCTCTTCTTCAACAAAAAGATGTTGAATATATGAGAGCACTTGAGGCGGGAGATTCTGAAAAAGTTTCTCAAGTTGTTGCCGAAAAACAAGCTCTTAGAGATGTTACTACAATTGTGAACGATGTTGAAATTTCATCAACATCCGTTAGTGAAGTTACCGAACAATTAAAACAAGTTTGGGACGAATCCGTATTAGGAACTAATCCACTGCTATGAGCACTCTTAAGGTTACAAATATTCAAAGTAACGGTTCTGGATTTAATGATGTTGTTTCATTTCAAAATTCTACAGGAACTCAGAATGGAACATTATGCAGAGCATGGGTGAATTTTAATGGAGCTCTTGCCGGAACCAAACCATTTACTTCCTCAGGTGGTATTCGTGCCTCTTTTAATGTAAGTAGCATTACTTATAACTCTAATGGAACTTATACCATAAATTTTCAATCATCAATGCCGGACATTAGTTATTGTTCTTGTGGAAATTTTGGATTAGAAGATCCAACTAGAACATATGCAGAACGTCCTGGTGGCATTCAAATAACTTCAATGACTACTAATAGTATTAGATTAACTCCTCTTGTATGTAGCACATCCTCCAATACAGATCCACAGGTTTACGCAGCTCCTTACATACACGTTTCAATTTTTAGATAACCATGACTTTAACACTCTCAGGTTCGGGAAATCCGGTTACAATTGATGGTACTGATTCGGGGTTGACCCTTGTTAGAGAAACCGCAAAATCTGCCACAGGAACAAGCGTTGACTTTACCGGAATCCCAAGTTGGGTTAAAAGGGTTACGTTGATGTTTAACACAATAAGTGGAAGCGGAAATTCACAATTTTTAGTTAAACTCGGAACAAGTAGCGGATTTGTGTCAACTGGATATAACTCATATGCAAGTACCACAAATGGATCAATTACCACCAACACCACTGGGTTTTTAGCATCGGCAAGCGGACATAGCTCGGCAAACACTTTTCTTGGACAAATGACTATTGTAAGTTTTGGTGGCACTGCTTGGAGTTCTTCTGGAATACTGGTACAATCATCCACAAATGGTGGTATTGTTGGTGGGTATGTTGATCTTGGTGGTACACTAACCCAAATTCGTATCACCACCGTCAACGGGACAGATACTTTCGACGCAGGAACCATAAACATAATGTACGAATAAAAATTATGAGTACTTTAAAAGTAACAAATATTCAAGATACTTCGGGCGGAAATTCTGCCACGACAGAACAAATTTATAAAGGAATTGCAAAAGCATGGGTAAATTTTGATGGAACTCTTGCCGGAACAAGACCATTTACTTCTTCTGGAGGAATTCGATCATCTTTTAATGTGAGTAGTATTACTTATAATGGTGACGGAGACCATACAATTAATTTTATCAATGCTATGCCAAATGCAAATTATTGTTGTTTAGTTACCGGTAGCACCATAAATTATGGATCTGTCAACAGAGTTACATCAGTTTATGAAACTTTTCCTCCAACTTCTTCATCAGTTAGAATACTCTCAGCGGTAAGTAATGGAAATGACACGGATCCAATTTATGTTAATGTCTCTATTTTTACATAATAGTTACTGTAATATTTTACATGTACTGGAAGTTTTAATATAGATTCTCTTGTTTATATGGATCCTTATATACATATTTCAATTGTTGTAGTGATAGTATTTTATTAAGATCAACCTCACCTCCCACCCCCTTGACAACCGACCCATGACCCTCTATAATATGGGGGTAATCAACGGAACGACTGGATGAGTCATGAAAATCAAGAACTTTTGAGTAGGTGTGTTGTAGATACTCTTTATCGTAAGTTTTATCTGTATTCTAATCTTGGTAATGAAAAAGTTGTTGAATGTGATACAATTGATCAATTTCTAGATGTTTTGGAATATGTAAGATCACAACCACAACTTGATGATAGTGTTCTAGTTTATTCCGAACCCTTCTAATATTAAATAAGAATGGAAGTTTTTACAGTGAAAGAATTTCAAGAAAGATTTGATGAACTCGTTCTACGAGTTGAAAATGGCGAACACATTGGAATTATGAACGAAAATGGACAGGCTTCCGTAATGATACCTGTCGATGATGAAATTGTGCGAATACACACAGAATTAAACAACGAAGCATCTTGACAAGCAGTTCCAAATCCTGTATAATTGATTTGGATTTATGGTCGTCAGAACAGGTGTTCAGAGGGGTCTTATAAACCCTTTGCCCCAGATTAGGGCCTTTGGCAGGGTTCGATACCCTGGGCGACTATCTGCTCGTTTATCTATCTAGGAAAGCATCGATCTAATAAATCGACATAGGTCGGGGCAGAGCCGACAACGAGCACTTAACCATTATAACTCAAAGAGTTATAATGGTCTCACAAGCGAGTATGGTGGAATCGGTAGACACACCAGACTTAAAATCTGTTGGGGGCAACCCCGTGCCAGTTCGACCCTGGATACTCGCACTTAAAATAAATATAAGATATCGGACAAACTCGAATGTCTTATAAAATTGATAAAGCATATTGTTGGTACAATAACGGAACTCAAATTGTTCTTATGTACTTTATCAATCATATTCCATTCACTTTTGATGAATTACCTGATGGTCACTTATATGATCAAGACCTTTGTAAATTAGCTGATAGGGAAAGGTCATTTGAACCAGAAGATTTGTATAAAAATTCAATATACTTAATAGAAGAAGAGGCTCATCCTTGTTTTTTTCTAATAGATTTAGAAAATCCAGAAGACATGCCAGATGATCTTGAGTATTTTTATGATGAGGAGGATTTGACTTCATAAATAAATTATAGAAATCGTTTAGAAGTCATAAACCGATGGGTCTTAACAAATTAGATAATTTTATTAAGAACACTGAAGGACGCATATTATATGTAAACCCCAATGATCTTGATTCTACTGATAGTATTGAAAATCAAGGAAACTCTCTTGCAAGTCCTTTTAAGACAATTCAAAGAGCACTCTTAGAAGCGGCAAGATTTTCATATCTAAAGGGAAATAATAACGACATCGTAGAAAAAACAACAATTCTTTTATTTCCAGGTGAACATTTAGTTGATAACAGACCCGGATATGCAATTTATGACAATGGAGGATCCGCCTATGCGGTTTCTAGATCTGGTGGAGCAGGAGTTTTAGCATCTTCTGTTTTATCTTTGGGATTTGATTCCGTTTTTGATTTAACACAAGAAGATAATATTCTTTACAAGTTTAATAGTTTTTATGGTGGTGTTGTTGTCCCAAGAGGAACTTCAATTGTTGGTCTAGATTTAAGAAAAACAAAAATTAGACCAAAATATGTTCCTAACCCAACAGATCCTGCGGTAAATAAATCCGCGATTTTTAGAATTACCGGTGCATGTTATTTTTGGCAATTTTCAATTTTTGATGCTGACGGTTCTTCTCTGGTTTATACAAATCCCGATAATTTTAGTTCGATATATCAATCAACCCCTAATTTTTCTCACCACAAATTAACTTGTTTCGAATTTTGTGATGGAGTAAACACCATAGGATCATATGGTCTTACTGATCTTGATATGTATTATAGTAAGGTTTCTAATGCATATAATGCCTATAGAGAAATTGATCAGAAGTTTCCATCTAGTCCAGGAGGATTTGCCAAAAGAAATCCAGAATGGGAAATTGTCGGCGCATTTGCATCTGATCCCATTAGTATTTCAAATATCATTTCAGGTAATGGAAGTGTCGCATCTTCTGTCATTACCGTAACAACATCAGAAAATCATGGACTAAATGTTGGAACTCCAATTAAAATTAAAGGAGTATCGGGATCCGGTATTGTTTTCCCATATAATATTTCAACAACCGTACAGAATGTTATAAACGCAACAACATTTACATATTTACTTCCTTCATTTAATTCTTATCCAACTCTGAATGCAAATCCAAGTAGTGCCGGGGCAACTGTTACGGTAGAAACAGATACGGTATCCGGAGCATCTCCATATATCTTCAACTGTTCATTGAGATCAGTATGGGGAATGAATGGACTTCATGCCGATGGTAGTAAGGCATCAGGATTTAGAAGTACCGTGGTTGCACAATTTACTGCCGTATCCCTACAAAAAGACGATAGGGCATTTGTAAAGTATAATAAATCATCACGAACTTATGAATCTGTAAATTACAGTACAGTATATGGATCAAGTTTGCCAGATGGAGCATCACAAACCAATTCGGAAAAAGTATATCACTTAGATCCAAATGCGATTTACCGTAAAGGATGGGAATCTAGTCATATTAAATTGTCAAATGATGCCTTTATTCAGATTGTTTCTGTTTTTGCGATTGGATTTAATAAACATTTTGATGCAGAGAGTGGTGGAGACGCATCAATCACAAACTCAAACTCAAACTTTGGTCAAATTTCATTAAATTCATCCGGATTTAAGAAAGAGGCATTTGAAAAGGATGATAGAGCATTTATTACATCAATTATACCACCAAGATCTATAGTACAAGAAGAAGAAAATATTGAATGGTTGTCACTTGATGTTGGATTAACAACATCTGTTGGAATTTCAAGTCATTTATATCTTTATGGATTTAATTCTGTTAATTCAGTTCCATCATCTCTTACACAGGGATATCGAATTGGTGCAAAATTGAATGATAAATTATTTACAACTATTGGTGGTACCGAAAGAGAATCATCAATTTACATGTGTGATAATATTATCAGTACTACAGGGTTAACAACCGCACTTGGAACAACAAGTTCGGTAAAGTCTTATGATGTTTCTTCTGGCCCATCATCAAACTCTTTCACCATTGGTGCAAACAATCTTATAACAGGTGAAAAAGTTCTAATTATCAGTGATGATGGTGATCTGCCAGAAAATATCAATGAGCACGAAGTTTATTATGTGATTAATAATGGTGATAATAATACGATTAAGTTGGCATCCTCATTTACAAATGCAACTCAATCGGAGGCGATCACCGTTTATGGTGGAACTAATTTACATATTTTGAGTAGAGTATCAGACAAAAATTCAGGGGAACTTGGATCACCAATTCAGTTTGATGCTCAAAATAATAATTGGTTTATTCATGTTAACTCAAATAATCAAATTTATAATACACTGTTATCCGGAGGAGTTTCAACTTATGGAGAAACTACCGATCTTGCCTATGTGAAAAGAGTATCAGACGAAAGAAGTCTGGATGAAAAAATTTATAAGTTTAGAGTTGTAATTCCAAAAGAAACCGTAAATGCAAAAGATCCTGAAGTTGGATTTGTAATTCAGGAATCAAGTACGACTGGATTGAGAAATAATTCTGATTTCACAAAAACTTCAATTACAAGTTCAGATTATGGATATTTAAGAAATCCAAGATTTATTTCTACATGCACTCAAAGTTCTGGAACAGTTACGGTTTTCAGTGATTTACCACATAATTTACAAATTGGTAATATTGTTAATATTAAAAATGTTACGAGCACAACAAATACCAGTGGAACCTTTAATCTTGGATACAACGGAACTTTTGAAGTTAGTTCTATTGTAGACGCACATACATTCCAATATTCAACCACAGATGTAAATGGTATTCAACACAATACCGGAACATTTACAAATGATGTATTTACTCGAAACACAAATCTTCCAAGATTTGAAAGAAATGACCTAAAGGCAAATCTGTTCATTTATCGAAATGAGGTTATTTCACCATACATTGAAGGTCAACAAGATGGAATCTATCATTTATATGTTTTAAATTCTGGAAATGCAATTACAAATGAATTTACGGATCTTAAGTATGGACAATTACCAACTGATCTGTATCCTCAACTTGATCGTGACAACTATAATTCAAATCCTCCGGCATCAAAAACATTTGCAAAAAGATCTCCCATCGGGGCTGTTGTTACAAACGATCTGAAGAAAAGTATTACAAGAGAAACCGCCGATCTTACATTAAAACACATCGGTATTGGACTTACAATTTCATCGGTTTCTTCCTCATCAACATCCGCAACTATTTCATTTTCAAGATTCCATGGTCTTGCCGGAATTGTTACGGGAACACTTACTGCAGGAGCAGCATACAATACCGGGAATTATCAAAATGTTAAACTTCTGAATGGATCTCAGACAGGAACCTGGAATGGAGCAACCGCAAGAGTTGTTATTTCTGGCGGAGGTAATGTCTCTGCAGAAATTGTATCTCCAGGATCTGGATACAGTGCCGGAGATTTATTTTTTGATCAATCTCAGATTGGTGCAGGGAATGGAAATGCAAGATATACTCTTACAACTGCAGGAATTTCAACCAATATTGGGGATGTTGTTCAAATTACCGGAGATGGAACTAAATCTGATCAATATTATAGAATTACTTCAATTCCATCTTCAACATCAATTTCAATCGCCAAAACATCGGGCGACCCAACAATCACAAATACTCAATATGTGTTTGTAACCGGATCGTCTTCAATAATTAGTGGAACTCCAAGTTATAATTCTTCTACCGGAACTTCTACATTTGTTACCTCTTCGGCACATGGACTGTTAGTTGGTAATAGTTTTAGAGTTATTGATTCAAGTAATAACAATCTTGGCGACTATGTTGTAAAAACAAGAATTAGTACAACATCATTTACGGCAGTTACCAATAAATCACTCTCTGCGGCAAATGGATATATTCTAAAACATGGTCTTTCATCTAATGAAGGAGTTTCTGATGCCGGAGAAGAAAACTTTGGATCTCGCAATGTTTCCTTCTATGACAATGAAACCTTTATTCTTAATTCTTCATTAACTTCAGGAACAACTATCAATTTCTCTTCTTCTGGAATTGGAACTGCCCAGAGGTTGCCACTCGGATCTTATATTCAAATTGATAATGAGATCATGAGAGTTACGAGTAGTAATAATGTCACAACTGCATCTGTAATTCGCGGTGTTTTTGGAACCAATCAAGAAAATCATGATGCAAATTCCTTAATTCGTAAGATTAGTCCTATTCCAATTGAGTTCCGTAGACCATCAATCATTCGTGCATCCGGTCATACATTTGAATATCTTGGATATGGCCCAGGAAATTATTCTACGGGACTACCACAAGTTCAGGTAAAAACTCTTAATGATCAGGAAAATTTCCTGGCAAACTCACAAGAGCGTTCTTGTGGTATTGTGGTTTATACCGGAATGAATAATAATGGTGATTTTTATAGTGGAAATACAAAAACTTCATCTACAAGTGGTGAGGTAATTTCTTATGATATTCCAAGACCAACAGTAACCGGAGAAGATCCTAATAAACTCAGTGTTGTATTTGATGAAGTTACCATTAAGGAAAGACTCCTTGTTGAGGGTGGATCATCCGGTGCGGTTCTTTCACAGTTTGACGGGCCAGTTACTTTTAACAAAGAAGTAAGATTAAAGGGTCAATCAGTTTTTGGTGGAAAAGTAAGAATTACTAGCACCGCTTCAGATTCTTTAAATGTAACGGGTGGATCTATTTTAAATGGTGAAGTTGTTTTAAACACAGGAATTGTTCCCGATTCTGATGAGGGTGCATATCTTGGAACGGCATCTAAACCATTCAGTGATGCTCACATTGGTGAGGTTAGAATTGCACAAACCGATGATAATACCATCGACACTGCCACTGGTAATTTAAACATAAGTGCCACAACAGGAAGTTCAGTCGCAATTCAAACAAATACAACAATCAGTGGCAATTTAGATCTTACAGGTTCCCCATCGGGTAGTGGTCGAATTAGTGCCAATTATCTTGATGTTCCGAACGTAACACCTGTTGGAGGTATTGTAATGTGGCCTGGAGGATTAAACTCTTGGCCTACGGATAATTGGTCTTTATGCAATGGGCAGGCAATTTCTAGAACAGAATATTCAGAATTGTTTGCTTTGATCGGAACAACTTATGGTTCTGGTGATGGTGTGAATACATTTAATTTACCCGACTTAAGAGACAGATTTGCGATTGGATCAGGAAACCTTTATACAAGAGGTGATACCGGTGGATCCAAGGATGCCACGGTAGTTTCTCATACTCATACTGGATCTACAAATACTTCCGGTTCTCATGAACATTTACTTGTAAATAGTGCAGATGTTACGGGAGAAGAAAGATTAACTTATATGGTCGATGCTTCAACTAGACCATATATTGCAAGAGGTGGCATACCGCAAGATTCAAATGAAAATCACAGATATACTTTAAGAGGAATAAACAGTTCTCCAGATGTTGCACTAAGTTCAGTTAATGGATCACATACTCATAATGTAACAACAAATTCTACCGGAAGTTCTGCCGAAAATGCAAATCTGCCTCCATACCTTGGATTATATTATATCATAAGAATTGTTTGATCATAATAAATAGTTAAAAACCGTAAAGATGGCAAATTATAGAAAGTCATTTAATCTTAGGAATGGTGTTCAAGTTGATGATGATAATTTTGTTGTAAATGCAAATGGTCTTGTTGGAATTGGAACATCAGTACCGACTGAATTTTTAGATGTTCGTGGAAATGCTAAGATAGTTGGACATACAACATCTAATACACTTTATGCCGGTATTGCAACTATTGGAAATTTAAGAATAAATCAGGGAATAAATGCCTCCGGAGTTATAACCGCATCATCCTTTTCTGGAAGTGCATCAGGATTAACTGGAATTTATGCAATTGCAGTGGATGGATGGATTGTAAATAGTTCTAATTCTTCTATCACAACTTCATTTAAAGTTGGAATAGGAACAACAAATCCACAATATTCTTTACAAATAGGACAAAATCCTTTTGGTGGAAATGGAATTTCCTTAGAAACTTCGGGAAATATTAGAACCACTGGTATTATAACTGCTTCATCTTTTAATGGATCTGTAAATGGATCAAATATAACAAGTACAATTAATAATTCTGTATTACCCTCAAATATAAGTGTTGGAATTGTAACTGCATCTTCTGGATTTTATGGAAGTTTAATTGGAACTGCATCTACTGCTAATTCTATCACAAATACCGCAAATATTCAAGTTATATCGATTAATAGTGGATTTTCAACATCCGGAATTTCAACGATTCATACAACACTTCATGTTTTAGGAAATATTGGTGTTGGGACATTAAATCCAAATGCACAGATTCATCTTCGTAAATCTGGAATATCATCAATTCAATTGACAAGTGATGGATCTAATTCATCGATTATAACATTTGGTAGAAGTGTAACCTTAAGTTCAAATAATGCCCAATTAAGATTTGGAAATACCAGTGGAACGTTCCCAGATAGTACGCAACAATCTTTCGATGTTATTAACTATGATACCGGCAATTTAAACTTTTATCTAAATCCAGGTGGAGCGGGAACAGGATCATTTAATTGGTTTAAACCAAATCTGACTAAATCAATGGTTCTGACTAGTTCGGGAAATCTTGGAATTAATTCAGATTCGCCAACAAGTAGATTGTCCATTATTGGAAATGCAAATATTGTTGGAATTGTAACTGCTTCTTCATTTTCGGGTAGTGGTATTGTTCCCATTGGTGGAATTATTATGTGGTCTGGAAGTATTGCAACTATTCCATCCGGATGGTCTTTATGTAATGGTAGCAATGGAACTCCAGACCTGAGAGATAAATTTGTCATTGGATCTTCCATAGACGTTTCGGGAATAACAAGTACCACAGTTACCGGAACAGGAACAAAAACGGGTGGAAACAAAGATTTAGTTGTTCCATATCACAATCATAACCTTGATGATCCTGGTCATACACATACATTCACAGCAACTCTTCGTGATGGAACTGCTCAATCTGGTAGTGGAGTAGAAGAAGTTACCGAAAATCAAACTCTTACAACAAATTCACAAGTTACTGGGATTACCATTGATCCTGCCGGAACAAGTGGTAATGAAGTTAATGCAAATTTACCACCGTATTATGCACTTGCTTTTATTATGAGAATTTCATAATAGCCTTGACACAATGCTCAAATATCGCTAGACTACCTTTGTCTGGTTTGGAGATGAGAATTTAGCTTCCTTTAAGCCAGTTTAAGAACTGTCACACTAGGATCCACAGGGATCCTTTTTTATTGCTATAATATTCAAATACATCATGAGACCTATGATTCATCTCCGTCCTCATCAGGAACATGCTCTTAAGATGATGTCCAACTATTCCAAGGGAATTATCTGTGCCGTAACTGGTGCAGGTAAGACTTTGATTGGAATTTTTGATACCGTTCGTCAGTTTGAAAATCATGTCGATCAAACTGTTGTTGTGGTTGCTCCTCGTCTGATGTTGGCGAATCAATTGTCTTCCGAATATTTGGAATTCATTACGAATGCCTCTGTATTTCATTGCCACAGTGGCGATACCGTTCATGAGTCTTCGACAAATCCAAATAAGATTCGTAAGTGGGTTGAGAACACTTCTGGACATAAACTAATTTTTACAACATATCATTCTCTTCATCGTTTGGTTGAATCTGAAATCAAGATTCATACCGTTCATATGGATGAGGCGCACAATTCAGTTCGTAAGGACTTTTTTCCACATGTTCAGAAACTCTCCGAACAGTCTGATCGCTTTTATTCCTATACCGCAACTCCAAAGTATTCCGTACAATTTAACAAACCAGGAATGAATTGGAGTGAAGTATATGGACAGATGATTGTCAATATTTCTGCTCCAGAAATGATTTCTGGTGGATTTATTGTTCCTCCTTCTGTTCAAGCACAAAAAATTAATGCCACCAGAGATAAAGAATTTTCTTCAGAGCGTGATTGCATGACTCTTCTGGATACTATTTTGAATGAGGACAACATGGAAAAGGTTCTTGTTGCGGCACCGAATACTAAAGTATTGATTCGGATGCTTGCCGAAACTGATTTCCTGACCGAGGTTCAATCTCATGGTTATGAGGTTTTGTGGGTGACGGCAAAGTATGGTGCATTCATTAACAATCAAAAAGTTACCAGAGAGGTATTTTTCAATACTCTAAAATCTTATGGTAAAGATCCTTCAAAAAAGTTTATCATTCTTCATTACAGCATTCTTTCAGAAGGAATTGATTGTCCCGGATTGACCTCCTGCATCCTCATGAGGAACCTTGACTACATCGCAATGGCACAGACCATCGGGCGTGTTATTCGACTGCACCCAGACGATTCTAGGCGCCTCTCAGAGGGCACTCTGGTTCCTGGCAAAACCGAAGAATATGTAAAGTCCTTTGGATTTGTGCATGTTCCTGTTTATGATAACACCGGGATTGCAACTGTGAGGCGACTCGAAAGTGTTGCCGAAACCATTTTTGTAAAAGGTCAACCTGTTATTTCTACGATTCAAAAGTGAGGTTTTAATTATGAAACATCGTGTAACTTGCATGGTTAGTGGTAAAATGTTCTATGTGGAATGTTATGCACGCGATCGTCAGGAGGCGATTCATGTGGTTCGTTCTCAATATCCAAATGCCAGAATAATGTCATCTACAATTGTATAGTCATGAACATTCAAAATGAAACTCTTCTCAATCCTAAACCAGGAAATCCAAATGGTTATATAAGTAAAAATATGGAATGGGCTGCCGTTCCATGTGGTAAAAAGTTTATTATTCTTCATTCTGGATGTCAGGTAGAAATCTGTAAAAATTATAAGGATGCAAAATCCTATATTGATGGACAAATTAAAAATTCCAAAAAGAAATCATCAATTACTCTTGATCAATTTTTATGATTACGTTTTCTCAAACTTCGAATGAACCCTATGATCGTCATGACTATGAAATTGTTTTAAAAACCGGAAAAACCGTAACCTATGATAATTGGGAGCAAACTTTGGAATATTGGTTTGTACACTGCCAAATTCCGGACTTTTTGGATCATGTAATGATTAAAGATAAAAAGAAAGTAAAGAGTAAAGGTTTTGGTAAATAAATATCAGAAACCTGCAAGAGTCCAATGGGAACTCTGTTACTTACAACAGTATTAACATGTAATCAACTTTTATTGATTGCAAAAAGAGTAATCAATACTGAAATGTTAAATTCCAAACAAAAAACAGAGATTATGCAGGAGTTTCAAAAAGCAATACCTTCTTGTCCTTTAATTATCAAACCTAATGACCCAAAAAGAACTTCAGGCACTTGATTTAATGCTGGAGGATTTACAAACACAACATCCAGAAATTCGTACAACGGCAAAACGATTAAATTGTGAAAAAGAACTTGAACAACTGAAAGTTAATATTATTGAATATCTTTATGACCTAAAAGCATTTCATAATCCATGAACTCAAATTACATATATTTTATTATATTTTTCTGTATTGCATATTTGATACTTACTGATCAATCGGCAGCAAGAGGGTTTTATATGCTCACACAACTTGCAAGAGTGCAATACGAAAAAACAAAGTGGTGGATTTTGCATAATCCCGCAAATCCTCTTGTAAAATATTTGATGTGGAGACGAGCATATAAACTTTCTGAAGAATTGCAAAAAGAACTTGCAAATAAATCAAAAGACGTATAAAATAGTATGTGTGATTGAGGATTCAATTATGTCTAGAACCTATCGCAACATTGATTACATTGGTAAGAGTGCTCTTCGCCATCCTAAAACATCAAACGAACGAAAGCATCTGATTGGAATTCTTCAGGATAGTTATGTAGAGGACTATCAAATCTCTGGTCTAAATCATATGCATCACCGTCTTTCCAAGTGTCCGACTGCAAACTACGATAAAGTTGTAAGTGGTTACTATCAGGAAGATTATAAAATCGCATAACTAAATACACTATATCTGGATATTCATATGCTTTCATCAAACTATCGTGTTCGTTTAGAAAATATTTGTGAGAAAATCGTAAAGGGTGAAACTGTAGAACTAAACGACATCATTTGGGCGGAAAAACTATCCCAACATAATCGTTCTGCGGCATCAATTTTACGTCAGGCACGAAGAAAATCACTAAACCCAGATATGACAGAAGATAGTTTGGATGGATTTCTAAATGCTCTTGACCTGGGAGACCCAGACCCCAGCAATCATCGTAGTCGTTTTAATGGTGCAGATGACATTGCAGATTTCTTCCGTAATGATGATGAAATGAGAAGAGATTAAACCATTTTCCAAACTGTCACACGGCACCTTGACTTTGTAGTTGAGGTGCTTTATAGTATGAGCATACAAATCAAGAACAATGTACAAAGCAACTCTGAAAGTTCATTTTGATACTGAATGGACTCCTACTTATGGAGGTTCTGGAGTCTATGATGATGAAATGCTCCCAGAGGAGCATTATACCTTTGAGATTCCTACGCACGACATCAATACCATTCAACTGTTCCGTTTCTTTGGAACTGTTGCCCGCACGATGGGACATGATGAGGTTGGTATTATGAAAGGTGCCTGTTCTCTTGCCTTCAACGATATGCGTAGTGAAGAAGATATGCGTAAGGTTGCTGATGAGTATGACCTCAAACTTTCCGAAGATTATCGTGATGAAGTCTGTAAGTTGGAAGCAGAGGTTCGTAACCTGAAAGCAAAACTCTCCCGTTATCAGCAACCCGATAATCCTAATTATACAGATGAAGAAATAGAAGCAATGACTGCTGAAAATGAAGTCACTGCAGACACTCTCAAGAACGCACAAGTGATTTGTTTTGATTGTGGAAAGAAGTATGGCGAATATCATAATGGAGTGTCGTCAGTGTGGGAAGGAAAATGTAATGTTTGTGGAGAGACCAAAGGAATTACAGAGGTGAGAGATTTTAAATATCTTATGAAGGGTATTAAGGAGTTGAGTGAATGACGGAAAGAGCACAAGAGTTTATGAATTCAGTATGGGAACACCGAAATAATGGTGCTGATACTGAAGAGAAGTTAGTTGCTGTAATTCTTCGTCTTGCTGCGGAGAATGTAAGGTCTTATACTGCACAGAATGATTTGATTGTACTTGATAAAAATGATATGCTACAACTTGCGGAGGAACTAAACCAATGAAACTACTTAAATTTGGCGTAAGAGACGACTATGGTAAAGAATTTTACTTAGCACTCTTTATTACAAAACGTTATTCACTTCTTCAAGTTGAATTTGATATTGGCGAATATAGTTCTTGGTTTGAGTCTCCTTATCTGCAAATCTCTATGGGACAAGGTAGGTTATTCTCATTTCTCTTCACTATTAGTAAGGTGGGATTTAGTTTTGATGTTGCTAGTAGAAACTGGCGTAATGAACTGTTTTATGACTCCGGAAGTAAAGTAGCATAATGAATAAAAATTATATACCTGACGACGATACAATTGAAGAAATGATTGGTGAGAAACTTACTGATGAGAAAAAGAAAGAACTTGAAAGAATGCGATTAGCAAATAAAACCTTTGAAGAACTCACCAAAGATGAAAAGATACAACTTGCATTAGAAGAACTTGCGGCAATTGTAATGGGAGGTCAAGACGGAGAGGAATACTATAATTCAATCAAGTTTATCAAAGATGTATTAGAGAGTTTTCGATGACTACCCGAGCACAAACAATCTGGAAAGCATTTTGTGGAGAACTTACACAAGAACCCACAGATGATATGCGTGAAGCACTTGCGACTGCTTTGCGTGAGGTAATCAATCTATCTAACGAATGGATTGAGTTTGGTGGAGATAGTTGGGATACTAGAAATGTAGTCTATGTTAGTGATATGCTGGAGATTGCTGATGAACTGGAGACACTCTGATGCCTAAAATTCAGAAACCACTTCTTGCAGGAAACTTTGATCCCACAAAGGCAAAGTTTCCTTATATTGCAAGTCCAAAAATTGATGGAATTCGTTTTCTAATGATTGATGGGGTAGCAGTATCAAGAACCTTCAAACCAATTCGCAACAAACACATTCAATCTCTTCTTTCACAGTATCTCCCTGATGGTGTGGACGGTGAACTTACCTCTGGAGATACTTTCCAATCATCCACTTCTGCTGTGATGACGATTGAAGGAGAACCAGAGTTTAAGGTATGGATTTTTGATTATGTAAATCCAGAATGGACTGAAATCTTTCCTTTTAAGTATAGACTGACTTTTTTATCTCACGAACTCATTAATTATAACTTTGAGACACCATTTCAAGTTAGATTTCTTGGTGGAAATATACTCCATAATATGGATGATTTGTTGAAATATGAGACTTATTGTTTGAATGAAGGTTTTGAGGGTGTAATGCTCCGTGATCCAAATGGAACCTATAAGTTCGGTCGTTCTACCGTGAATGATAACATTCTTCTCAAGGTGAAAAGGTTTGAGGATGATGAGGCAGAACTGATTGCGATTGAAGAAAAGATGAGTAATCAAAATGTTGCAGAGAAAGATGCTTTTGGTTATGTAAAACGATCTGCTTCTTTGGATGGTATGGTTCCGATGAATACTGCTGGAACTTTGATTGTGAGAAATAAGGATGGGTTAGAGTTTGGTATTGGTAGTGGATTGGATGATAAGACACGGGAAGAACTGTGGAACAATAAAGAAAAATATATTGGCAAGTTAGTTAAATACAAATACTTTCCTCAAGGTGTAAAAGAACTACCAAGACATCCAGTATTTCTTGGATTTCGTGATGAGGAGGACACTTGAATAACTGGTACACCACTTCCCACAAGGAGGTGGTTTTGCCTTATAATACTCTCATACACACAAACGACTGATGACTTCGGAAAACAAAAAATTTACTTTGGGTATTTTTGAATATCTCACCATCATCTTTATTGTTCTCAAACTTACAGGATTGGTAGATTTTACTTGGTGGCAAGTATTTTCTCCTAAAATTATTGGTGTATCTATTGCTCTTATTGAAGGTATTATTGAAGGTTTTATTGAAGCATATCAAAAGGACAAGGAGAATCTGAAATGACTGAAACCACTTTTAATCTGACCGAAAATCACATCAAACTTCTGAGGAATATGTATGTTTATTGGAATGGTTGTGAATATGGAGCACCAGCAATTAACCCAAAACGACCTTATGGAAATAGTTCGGTTGAGTGTGATATTCATCGTATCCTAACTGGTGAAGAACCAGATGAATTGTCCGATGAACTTGATGAAGAATACTATAGACTACATCGGGAGACCCAGACTGCACTTCAAATTGTTCTTACGACTGGTAAATTTGAAGTTGGTGTTTATGAACGTAGCAAATGGTATCTAATGGATTGGAAACTGAAATGACTAACCTTAACTACCTTTGTTTCGTTGATGGACTGTTAGAGTTTGCCAGCACCGACCCTGCTTCTTTCGCACACTATCAGTTAGTGTATGCCGAAGAACACAGGGATGCTGACGTTCAGTATCTTACTCTGACTGATGAAGAGTATGATGAAATGTTCCCTTATGAAGAGGATGAGGAATGACTGACATTTCCAACCTTTCTTACAAAGAACTTCAACAACTTGAAAAACAAATTGAAGAACGAAAGGAGTTTCTAAAACAATCAAAAGAATGTGCTGTTGGTTATAAGGTGACTTTCTGTGTGAAGTTCAATCCTTATGCTCACAGGAACGATGAACTGAATAATCCAGATGATTTTGGAGATTGGTTGGTGAATGACCCCACAGATTTAATCATCAAATACTTTGGTCTTTCACTACCTCGCGAAGATGTAAGTGGATTTGAGGTTGTAGAAATGACTGATGTGGATAAATTGGAATGGAAAGCATTTTGGGAGGGTGAAGAATGAGGTTTTGTAATGAAACTTGAATTCAACTTTGTGAAACCAGGAGTATTCAATCTTCCTGAAATTGACTGGTGGGGATTTGACCCTAACGACCACATAGAAATCCAACCACACTGGACGATGGCACACATCGCAGTAGAAATGGAATTGTTCCCATCAGTCGGTCAAGCAAAAAAGAATGGATGGGACAAACCTATTCCACAAGGATTTACCGAACAACGACGCATCGGTAAAATGAAAAAGAGTATGTTTATTCACAATCCATCTGACAACTTTATCAACGATTCTAACTGGGGGAAAGACTAATGACTTTCATTGAAACCATTAATCATTTCATTCAAGACACAGAAGGTAATCTTCAATGTTATGAATGGGACATTCGTGATGAACTAAACAGAGAAGAACCAGATATTACTTGGTATACTGAGCAGTATGATCTGTGTAAAAAACGTATAGAAGACCTTGAGGCAATCAAATCTGAACTTGCTCGTCTTCAACGATATGATGAAGAACTTTCCAGTGTAATGCCTAAAGATTACAAGGATTGGTGGCAGAATAGTCCAGAGGAATGGCCTTTGGTTGCCAAATACTCTATTGAAAGTTTGAGAGAACGTGAAGAACTTGCTTGGAAGCACCTTGAACGTGCTACAATGAACGAACCTACTGGATTGATTGGAGACCCACAATGAGCGGCGGACACTTTAACGACTGTGGTTACGATTACTACAAGGTAGCACAGTTTGCTGATGAACTTGAAGAAGAGATTTGGAACAATGACAAAGAAGATGAGTTTGGTTGGAAACCTAACCACGAACCTGAAGTGCTTGAGTATCTCAAAGAACAGATCCCCAAGATGAGGAAGATGGCAGAGATTATGAGGCACATTGACTATTTGTATAGTGGTGATCACGGAGACGACAGTTTTATAGATCGTGTAATGGAAGTGGAGGCAAAGTATAATGACTGACGAACAGAAACTCACATATCTTCTAAAAGTTCTCAAAAATTACGCAGAACAACCAACTTGTTATAATCTAAATCCACATTATTCTCCTGTATTCAATGGTAGTTATGATGATGCCTTTGAAGATGGTTCTGATTATGGTGAGATTACTTTTGCCCGCACACTTTTAGAATGTATTGAGGTAGATTATGTGTATCCTTGGAATGATGGTAAATGACTGAAATCAGCATCCGTGATTATACAGCAGAAGGTTCATTAGCATATTATACTATTGAGAAAGGTGAATGGATTTATGATGGTTATGCTTCCACACTTGATGGTGCTTTTGAAATGATTAAGCACAATCTTGAATATGATTACTATAAGGACAACCAAAATGACTAAAGAAGAACAAGAACAACTAATCCGAGTAAGAATTATCCCACAACTCAATACTCTTACAAATAACTTGTGGGATAATGGAAATTATACTCAAGGTCGTAAATTAGATAGTATTATTGACGAACTAACCAACATTTTGAATGGGGTTGAGGATTGATTATGACTAAACGAAACATCAAAAAGGAAATCAACCATTCATACTATCCTGATTATGAAAATGGAACCGATATTGAAACCATTTGCTATCCTTCCCTTATCTGTATTCTTACAGAACTGATTGATAGGGTAGAACAACTGGAACGAAGATTGGATAAAGAAGAAGAATACCAACAGGAACAAAATGACTGAAAGAGCACAAAGGATTATGAAGGCATACGAAGCAGAGGATACTTACAACTTTCCAAAAGATGGAGTTGCTGCTGCTATTCGTGAGATTGCTAATTGTTTTGAATGGGGTAGTTATGGTCTTGCCGCATTGAATGCTGATGATTTTATTAAACTTGCTGATGAACTGAAGGAACTCAAATGAGTAAATTTTGTAAGGATTGCTTTTATTCGGAAACAAAGGAAATAATTGACCCTGTTACTAATGCTTTTGGAAATATTGTAAGTAACGATAATAAAGAACTTATGAGAAATGTAGGTCTTTCACATCCAGCAAAAGTAATCAAATGCCATTATGCAGGAAAACCTCAAATAGTAGATGGAAATACTGATTGGTGTTATCAATGGAAACCTAATCGTGAGGAAGTAAAATGACCGATAAACCAACCACCGCACAAGAACTTGAAGAACTCTTTGGTAATGTAGATTTGGAACAACTCATCAAAGATGCAGTTTACAAAGAATTCAAAGAAGGTGCAGAAGAAATGCAAAGACAACACTACCATCATCTAATGACTACTTTGTATGGTAGTAGTTTTGCTGATATGGTTATGATAGAAGAAAAGGTATTCTACAAGAAAATCAAACGCAGGATTTTTTATGAAGTGATTTGGTGGGGTGCTGAAAGTAGGCATACAAAATGTTTTTATAGTGTGAAGAAGATGAGGAAGTTTGTGAATGAACTTCATTCGTGGTATAATGACTATATTGAGATTGAGAAAAATTGGTGTTATAGAGAATATTCACCAAGGCACAAGTGGTATTATATTTCCTTTGAACCAAATCATTTCCTTTGTGTAGAAAAATGGTAAAATACAATCGACCGATGAATGTCTTTGAGAAACTCCAAGCAGGTTGGTATTGGTTTGGTGAATGTTTTGATGAATGGTGCTGGACTATGACACACGAAGATGGAGAGTTGTTTAACTATCTTCAAAGTGATTATGTTGCTTATGAGGAGGATATGTATTATGAATAAACTTCACAATATTCGGTATGGATTTATGAAGTTTTCTTGGACATTTCAACAGTGGCAGGCACTTATGTTTTCTCATATTCCTTGTGAAGGAGAAACCTATGAGGATTGTGATATGGAAAATCTTAGATTGTGTTTCTTTCAATACTTAAATAACTGTGAGGGAGATTATGAATAACCTTCTACAAAAATATAAAACCTACACTCAAAAACAAAACAGCAAATATTATAGTGAATATGCTGAATGGTTCCAACCTTATTTTGCTTGGAACCCTTTTGATGATAGGAATGATTGGCAACCAGAATGGTTGAGAGAGTATATGTATGGATGGAGTGGAGTTGGTTATGCTTGGGAGTGTTGGAGTTATTTGATGAGAGATAAAAAGTATTCTTATCAACTACCAAATGCTTTTTGGTTGGAACTGAATGGGAGTAGGTAAAGGACACTTTCAAAACTGGAACAGGGGCACTTGAAAATGGGTGCCCTTTCTGGTATGATACTCTCATACACAAAGAACCAAAATGAAAGTCAAAGAAGTGATGAGTGTTCGCACTTATTATGTTACGATGGAAACTGTGAATGGTGATTTTCAGTATAGAACTGATTGGACTGGTAATTGGGAGTTTCTTAATGGTTCATTTTGGGAAACTATTGATGATACAGAAATACTCCAAAAAACACTTACTGAATATTGGGAAACGAAAAAAGAAGGTTAGGACGATGACATTCCTTCATAAACTTATACTCACCAACAAGTATCTCCGTTACACTCCATTCTGGTGGTGGTGGAGGTTAATGTCTCACGAAGGTTTTCGTTTTGATGATTATTATGTGTGGGGAGAGTTCTGGCACTCTCTCAACGCAGGGTATTTGGATATGAACTACAAATGGGAGTTTGAGAAGTTCTGGGGTAAAGGAGCACAAGCAGAGAAGATTGTTCTACCACAAAAGGACTTTGATGCTCTGGTAGATAGATTGAATGAACCACCAGAGTATAATGAAAAGATTGCTAAACTATTACAAAGGAAAGCACCTTGGGACGACGAATGAAACCTCTTCCAGATAAACTACAACTTGATATTATGTGGAGTGTTGCCACCAGTTCCGCAATAGAAACAAGACAAAAACCACATCTTATTTTTGCTAAACTTCTTTATGACGAACTCAACGACATTCAACCACTTGTGAAACTGGGAGATAAAAATGACTGACGAACAAAAACTCACACTTCTTCTCAAAGTTCTCAAAGAATACGCAGAGACACCACACTGCTATGATAAGTATTGTGATGATTTCAATCCAAATGATTATACTAATGGTGAGGATGCCTTTGGGGATGGTATTGATTGTGGTGAGATTATGTTTGCCCGCACACTTTTAGAACAGATTGGTGTAGAATTTGAGTATCCTGTGATGAAAGAAAATGACTGACTTAATTGAAGCACTTCAAATTCTTTTGAAGTATGGAAATCCCGAAGCACCTACTTTTTTCGGTGATAATTATGGTTTATGTATCACTCCCGAAATTTCTCCATCAAATGTAACGGAAGAAGACAAAGCAAAACTTGAAAAACTTTCGTTCTTTGTAACGACAGATTGTGGTTATGAATTATTTTGTTCGCATAAATTTGCTTCTTGCTAATGACTGAAACAATCAAAGAAACTCTCATCAAAATCAAAGAAGTAGCAGACAAAATTCTTAAAACTCATAAGAACTCCACAGAAACATTTGGAGGAGTGAATTATGGTGATTTGAGAGTTGTGGATGTTTCTTACAATCTTCACTTGGATGGTGAGGAGAATTATAGTGTGTTTATTGAGGAATGTTCTCCAACTGCTTATGAGTTTCAGGAGTTTATGCTAGAATGTCTCAAAGACAAACTTGGTTTTTTTGTAAATGTGGTGTGTGAGTGGTGAATTATGAAACTAAATGAAGGTGCCTTTTTTGCTATTGTAGTTGTTGCCCTCACTATTATTTGTGCTGGTTCTATTTTACTTGATTATTGGAATGCCAATCAAATCCGTATGACTTATCAACAAGCATACTCAAAAAATCAAGATTGTAGGATTGCCTCACAGCAGAGTGGTTTTACAAACTCTATTGAGAAGATTTGTGGTAAAGTTCCTGTGTTTGAGGATTATAAGAATGAGTGAAATTTTTGCAGGTCTTACTATTATTGTGCTTACCTTCTTTGGTGGATATAATTGGGGTAAGTTTGATGGTAGAAATCAAGGAGAAGATGAAACGAGAAACAGAGTGGTTCTTTATTGTATTGAGAAACCACAACTCTGTAAGGAGGAGTATAATAATATCAAGACACAACAAAAACTTTACAAGTATCAAAAACCTGAAATCAAATGACTAAACAATCCCTAACAACACTTGACCTTTACATTCTCACAGATACTGTTCTACACTCTATAAGTCATGGTGATTATTGGACTGGTTCTGCTACAAAAGAAGGAAGAGAACAGGTGCTCAAAAAACTTCAAATGATTATGAATGAAATGAATGTGGAACTGACTGTGGAGAAAACTGATGACTGAAGAACAAATCCTTGAACTTGCTAAATCCTGTGGGTTTTTGAGATACACAAATGATGATGGAACACCCTCCGATTACTTTGATTGTTATGCGGAACAACTCTTGAAGTTTGCCCAAGCAATCTATGATGAAGGATATGAACAACATAGAAAAGACATTCTTGGAGAGGAACTTTATTATGGATGAACTTTATGCTGGTGGTCTAATATTTGGTTTTTTTGCTACTGTGGTCGCAGCTTTTATGAGTGGAGTTAGTATAGGAAGATATGACGGCAAATCTGCTGGTGAGAACGAAATGAGAAACAGAGTGGTTCTTTATTGTATTGAGAAACCACAACTCTGTAAGGAAGAGTATAATAGTATCAAGACACAACAAAAACTTTACAAGTATCAAAAACCGGAAATCAAATGACTGACCTTAAACTCTGTAAGGATTGTAAGTGGTATAAGAAAGATTGGTTTGAACACCTTACTGGTGGTGGAGACCGATTTGACTTATGCTACAATCCAGTATTGAGTGAAAATCTGGTGACTGGAAAAGTCAAAGGTGGTCGTTATTGTACTTTTATGAGAATGTATGGTGGTGGATGTAAGGAAGAAGGTAAGTATTTTGAACCAAAAAGAACCTCATAAATACTAATGTCTGTTGGTACGGCAATACTCTACGGACAGATTAGGTGCTCTTTGGGGCACCTTTTCTATTATAAATAGTAATGCCGTACCAATAGAATAGAAATGACTTCACAAAGTCCAAGAATATACACATATAAAATTACTTTTGAAGAAGTACCTTATTATTACTATGGGGTTCATAAGGAAAAATATTTCAATCAAGAGTATTTTGGTTCTCCATACACTCATAAGTGGTGTTGGGAACTTTATACTCCAAAAAAACAAATATTAGAAATATTTGACTTTACTGATGAAGGTTGGGTAGAAGCACAAGAAGTTGAAAAAAGATTAATTAAACCATTTTATAATGAGGATAAATGGTGTTTGAATGAAAATTGTGGTGGTAGATTTTCTATAAATCAACAAATAAGAGCAGGAAGTATTGGTGCAAATAAGTGTAAAGAACTTGGGACAGGTATTTACGCACTTACTTTAGAACAAAAAGGTGAAAACGGTAAAAAAGCAAAAGAACTTGGTGTTGGGGTTCATTCATTATCAAAAGAACAATTGAGTGAAAATGGAAAACGAGGTGGTAGTATTGGTGGTAAAAAATCAAAAGAACTTGGATTAGGTATCCACGCACTTACCACAGAACAAAGAAGGGAAAATGGTAAAAAAGTTGCTTCACAACGATGGGAATGTCTTGAAACTGGATTTACAACTAACGCAGGAAATCTTACTCAATATCAAAGAGCAAAAGGTATAGACACTTCTAAAAGGATAAAATTAGATTGAGGACACTTGACGAACTGGAACAAGGGCACTTGAAAACAGGTGCCCTTTCTGGTATGATACTCTCATAAACAACCAAACCGATGACTGACGAGTATTACTGCGATTATCCAAAAGAACCTATAGGTGGTCGTAATCCTTATTATCGTTGTTCTTATTGTAAAATTAGTGACCCACAAATCAACGGACAACTAAAAAATCACGCAGAATGGTGTGAGTATCGTATAAAAATGGAGGCACGATAATGTATAATGACGACGATAGCACACCATTATTTTTTATTCTTATTGCTATCACTGCTATATTCTTTGTGGGTTATGGTATTGGATTTACTAAGGGAGAACAATTCTCACAACAAGAAACAATCAATTTTTGTGTAGAAAAACCTGCTGATTGTAAAACCAAGTATAATTACTACAAGTTGGAGAACCAAAAATGACTGCACGTAATCTCTATAAAGTTAAAATCACCTACGAAGTGATGGTTGTTGCCGAAGATAAAGATGATGCTTATTTTGTGACAAAGAAAAACGTAAGAGATATGGATGAACCATTCTCTGACATTGAAGTTGTTGAAACTATTGAGAGTGTGGATCAACTTCCTGCTGATTGGATTGGTGCCCTTCCTTATGGAGATAATCCTTATGAACTCTTTTGCGATCAAATTCTTAAACTACGGAAATGACTGAAAAAATACAATATTATAAAAGGTTAGTTCCAGAAGTTCGTGAAAAAACTGGTGCTGGGTATTTGGAGTGTTTGAAAGGTCTTTATATGTGTGAGGGGAATATTGAAAAGGCAGTTGAATGGGTAAAAAACCATCGTAGTTTTTATAATACTTATATTTGAGGCACGGAAATGACTAACAAACAACTTTACACCCTTTGTGGTGTCATAACACTTTCTGCAGCGGCAATTGTAAACTCCCCATTTATGGCAATATCTGCTTTATTTTGGTTTCTCGCTTCACTGTGCGAGGCAAAATGAAAAAACAAGAACTCAAAGAACTTCTCACACCAGAGTTTCTTTCCACACTTCATACTGCTGTGGAATGTTGTAACTGGGATACTGATATGGTTGTGACGATGCAATTTTGTGATTGGTGCTATAGAGTAGCAGGACAACCAGAACCAGAGTATAATATGGGTTTTGAGTTGGAGGATGAGGAATGATTTACCTTTCCTTTGGACTTTCAAATCCATTCTCAAACCGAAAATTTACTTCAGTTTATGAGAATTCTGGAAAAACCTGGATGCCTCATAAGTTCTGGGACTTGACTATCTGTAAAAATAATTCTATAATTCGTTTCACCTTTGATTTTACAATAAGAGAAGACCACGCAGGTTTTGGTTTTGATTTTGACCTTTTGGGTTATGGTATTGATTTTAGGTTTTATGACCATCGGCACTGGGACTATGAAAACAATTGTTGGGAGGTTTATGAATGAGTACCTTTATTTCGTGCTATAATCAGGAAACAAGAGAACTGGAACACTATAAGGTTCCTTACGATGTTTCTGTGTATATCCAACAACTGGAATGTGAAATCAAGTATGGTTCTGGTGGTGTGAAACGACTTTATCCTTTTAGATTTGGAGAGAAGAATGAAAGTTTATCTTGTAGTTGAAGATTATGATAGTGGTCCAGGAATTGCGAGTTTAAATATTTGTAATATCTTTTCAACAGAAGAACGGGCAATTGAAAAGATGAATAAACTCATAGATGAAGAAAAAAGTTTTTGTGATGAGGAGTATCTTAATAGTCCATTTTATCAAAACTATTACCGTGTAGAAGAATGGGAAGTAGAAGAATGAGAGTTTATGATTACCGAATTGTAGAGAAACTTAATGTGGATACTATGAAACCTTATTTCATAATTCAAAAATATAATCTTATTACACAAGAATATAACCTTTACTCAACTGCCCGCATCCAAACACTTGAAGAAGCACAAGAAGCAATACGACTAATTAGAAAATACAAAGAACCTGTGTATCATTATGTTGAATAACCATCCATCATACTGCTGTCCCAAATGTGGAGAACAAATCGGTTGGTTGGGACGATTTTTTAACTTCTTTATTCCAAATTATCATAGGTGTGTGAAATGAATAAACCTTATTTGCTGATTGCTGGAGAAAATTATTACCCTTCTGCTGATACTGGTGATTGGAAAGGATGTTATTCTACAGTAGAAGAAGCAAAAGAACAAATTGAATATATTGACCATCCTGAATTTTTCACCACAGGTAAGATGAAAGGGCAACTAAAAAGTAATAATATTACCTATAAAATTGGGAATAGTGTATTTGATTGGTATGAGATTGTAGACCTTCGTGAATGGACTGAAAAATGATTGAAATGAGAATTGTTGAAATTGGTGATGGTTACCGTCCAGAGTTTCAGTATCGGTATAAACTACCAGAAAATGAACAGTGGTTGGATTTTAAAGGTGATTTGGTTGAATGGAGTTATTGGGAAACTGCTCCTTATGTAAATTTGATGGAGATTGAAAATGATTGAAACACTCAAAAGTTACAAAATTGAATTCACAGAGCAACAAGCAAAAGAACTCTATACACTTCTATTATATACAAAAGATACTGGTGATCTAAAACATGATGGAAGATATGTTGAACTACGACCACTTTATGAAGAACTGAAACAACTTTTTGATAATGGGATACGATGACTAAACAATTTTTTGATAAAATAGTTTGTGATGAGACAAATAATACCAAACAAGATGTTGATAATGGGGTTGTAAATGCAGATATCTATGGTTTCGTAGTTGATAAAGTTGATATAGTTGATATTACCATTGAATTAAATGTGGAGAAAAAGAATGACTAAACCAGAACTGAAATGTTTTAGGGAGGATTGTAAAACTTATATTACGAATATTACTCTTTATAATCCAATAAAACCCCCCACTTGTATTCTTGAATGTTCCACTTGTAGCAAAAAATGGAAAGGAACATATGAAAATGGTGTAACGATTTATAATGAACTGAAACAACTTTTTGATAATGGGATACGATGACTGAACCAACAGACACAGAAATCCTTGAGTTTCTACTCAATCAGTTCAAACCACATTCTCTCAAAATGAATGGTGAGAGTGATTGGGTGTTTATAAATACTGGATTTCCTATGAATAAAGCAAAAGGTAAAAGTGCCCGTGATGCTGTGATTGCTGCTATGGAGGCAAAATGACTGACGAACAATTACTTGAAGAATACAACAAAGAAATTTACAAACAATACGCAAAGCAGGGTGAAATGACTGTTGCCCGACTAATTGAAAGTCATAGACATCTGCGACAACTAAACATAGAATGGAATGGGGCATTTGATGAGGCGCGGAAAGAAGGATATAAGCACGGTTATGAATGGGGAATAAAAAATGTAGAAGAAAATACAATTCAATATGAAGACCTCCGTAAAATGACTATTCAAGAACTCGCAAATCTTATTGGAACTGATGATGACTAACGATTATCCAAAGTGGGAAGAGATTTACAACAACGAACTTACTCTTCAAGCACTCTTTGAGAAACTTATTGATGTTGAGAACCGAATGAAAGATGAGATTTTTATGCTTGAAGATAGAATAGATAAACTTGAATGGGAACTCAAAGATAATATAAATCGTATTGAGAATAAATTAAATTATATGATTGAATACACCGATAATGACTAAACCACAAAGAGATTGAAAAACTATGACGGAATGGAAACCTGAAAAGAATATCTCATCTCCGTGGGATGTTGATGTGCGTGAGATAAATGTGGGACAACCAATAAAACCATCAGGGGATAATTTACCATATCCTTATACATCTACCTACATTCATAATCCAGAAGTGATTTGTGAGTGCGACTTGTTCGGGCAAAAACAAGTGGTAATCTCATTTTATAGAAGTGGTAGTTTTCCAGTTCCAAACAGATGGATTAGATTTTGGACTAAAGTGTTCTTCAATAGCAAATGGAATTTCAAGAAATGACTAAACCTGTAATCAAAATACGAAAAACCCCAAAAGCATACAAACTAAATCCCGAGAAACTCAAAGGAGCATCTCAAAGTATTCTTCCTTATCTGTTTGGTAGTCATCTTTATTATTCAGAAGATTATGAGTATTTTGATAAAATAAAATATTATCTTGATATTCCTGAACCCAGAAAGAGTATTGAAGAACTTCAACAAGAACTTGATGAGAAGATTGATGCTCTTATAAAGACAACAAAAGAAAAGTTTGAGTGTTCTAACTATTTTGCTGGAAAAAGATATAACGAAAAGTTTGATAGGATTATTCAGGACTTTGAGTATGCGAAAGAGCACGGACAGTTTCCACTAAAATACACTATTGGAACTCTTAGTGGTTCTTATTTGATTTCTAATGGTACTGAAGTAAAATGGACACAATCCTTTGTAATCAAACAGGGGAAAACACACGAAGGTTATTATACTTTTGGAAACCGTAAATATTTCAAGTATTATATGCCTGATAAACCGAATGTGATTGTGAGGTTCTTTATGAGAACTTGTCTTGGGTTCGTGTGGGTGGATGAGAAGAATGACTAACCCACTCCTACAAAAATATGAAGAACTCTACGGAAAGAAAGAAGAACCAAAACCACAAAAGACACACATAGAAAAACTGAAAGAACTTCGGGATACTTCTACCATTCCAATCACAAAATTCACAACTCACGATATTGATAGTATTAACGATAGTTTCTTACAGATTGCCGAAAAGGTAAAAAACAAAGAGGCACAAGTAACTTCTATGAATATGGATTATGAACATCAAACTCGCACACAAAGAATTACTTTTGAGGTCTTTACCAATTTTTGAACTGGCACACCACTTCCCACAAGGAGGTGGTTTTGCCCTATAATACACTCATAAGCAACCAAACCGATGACTTTAAGAACCAAAACCAAAACAGTTAATGTCATAACAGTAAGTGATTGGGATGATTTTGTGATGCTCACCTATGGAAAGCATTATAATTTTCAACAACAAGATGGGTGTAAATCAAGAGGAACTTTTTACTTTACTCCAAATCCCTATGATGCCGAAGAGTTTGATTATGAGGCAACTGAAATTCCATTTGAAGTTAATGGTGAAGAAATGGGTGTGAGTTTTGAAACTTGGTTGAATACTGATTTTGATGATACTCGCAAACATTTTGAATCTGATTTTGATAATCAGTTGTTTTGGGAAAGGAATTTCTACCCAGATGTAAATACGATTGTTTGGGACTTATATAAACGAGGATTGATTGAAGAATGTGAGTATATGATTGATATTGATTGGTGAGATTGGGACACCTGAAGAACTGGCACACCACTTCCCACAAGGAGGTGGTTTTGCCTTATAATACTCTCATACACACAGAAACCTTTTATGGATTTACCAAAAAACTTCCCAGATGTAAATAGGATTGAAGTAATTTCAAGTGAAGGTGAAGAGTATTTTTGGGATGTTTATGATGAATGTTCTAATGTTCGGGTAAATATTCTTAACGAAGGGAAGACACTTAAAGTATTTTTAGTAAAAGGAAACTGAAATGATTACTGCAACTGAACTACTGGACTTTCTCACCAAAGCACAAAGAGTTTCTGGTGTTGGAGCGACTTTTCTTCAAAATGATGAGGGTTATTACATCACTTTGTATTGTGATTGGCACGATGATGCTATTTACAGCAAACAAAATGTTTTCATCAACAACGAAAATGAATCCACTTGGGAGAAAGGAGATTATGATTTTGACACGATGAATAACATTTTAGATGAGATGATTGAAAGAGAAAAACAGAAAGAAATCAAAGCACAAAAACGAAAAGAACTGATTGCTCGTTTGACTGATGAAGAGAAAGAGTTGCTAAACCTCAAGTGACACTTGACGAACTGGCACAGGGACACTCCAAATGCCCCTGTGATGCCTTATAATAGTCTCATACACAACCAAACAAATGGCACTCACTAAAAAACAACTGATTGATGCTCTCCTCAACCTTGATGTTCCCGACGACACTATTGTAGTCAAAGCATCTGGTATTGGTTTTGAGGACATTTATGATGTGAATACTCAAAACATCGTAAGTTCTTCTTTCAAGGATAACGAAGAGTTCCCCGCAATTGTTTTGGACTGATACCTTATAATACTCTCATACACACAAAGGACTTATGACCATCGAAACTACCACACGAATCAGTATCTGTCCAGACGAGGAATGGTTCTATACAGTTGAAGATCAGAACATTGCAACCAGTATGGATGGATGCACCATTTCTTATTGGGACAGTTGCGATAAACGATCAATGTATATCACTATGGAACCCGAAGAAGCACTTGCTATTGCTGATGCCATCTACAAACTCTTCAAGAAGAACTGAAATGAAACCTCAAATGCTTGATGCCTACACAGATTATCCTATTGAGGGACTTGGTGATACTGAATTTGAAAAAGCACCCATCCGTAAATGCACCATTCTCACTTGGGATAGGAACAAGTATTGTGATGTCCTTGTATATTTTGTAGATGAGGATGGGGATTTACGAGGACACCTTACCAACTTCAAGCAGTGGTATTTGTATAAGAACGAAGCACGACTTGATGATGGAGTTCAATTTACTGATGATGAACTGAAAACTCTTTCTTGGACTTACTAATGGACTACGAAACTGAAATCATAGATGGACGCAAAGCAATCGTTCGTCATTTCTTCAAAGCACACGAAATCCAAGTTGGTTCTCGTTGGGCACGGGCAGATGGTTCTAAAGGTTATGTGACTGTTGAAGGTCTCAATACTTATGGGAGCAATCCAACAGACCCTTGGATTGAAGTTGTGTATTCTTGGGAAAAAGATGGTGAGAAATTCACTCACGAAAAGGATACTTTTGCTTTCCAGTGTCGTTATTGTTTGATTGTTGAGGACACCTGAAGAACTGGCACAAGGACACTCCAAATGCCCTGAGAATGCCTTATAATACTCTCATAAGCAACCAAACTGATGGACTACGAAACTTACATAGACATCAAGCAGTATTCTTCTGATGGAACTTTTCATTTCACTCTTAAAGTGACTGATGTAATGAATATGGATTACTATTATGATGGTAGTGCTCCTACTCTTGAAGATGTTATGGGTTGTATCAAAATCTTTCTGAAAAATCACCAGAACTGAAATGACTGACGAACAAATCCTTGAACTTGCTAAAACCTGTGGGTTTGGAACATACACAAATGATGATGGGACACCATCCGATTACTTTGATTGTTATTCGGAACAACTCTTGAAGTTTGCCTGGGAAATCTATGGTATTGCTGCTGATGAAACCCTCCAAGATTATGAATCTAAATTTTGATTATGACTGACGAACAAGTGTTTGAACTTATTAGAAAGTATCTCCCAAAAAATCTTGCTTATAGGCAAGATGGTGGATTGCTTGACCCGTGTAAAATAGAAGGAACTCTTGGAGATGTTCTTGATTTTGTTAAAGCAATCTACACAGAAGGTTTCAAAGTGGGTTATGATGAGGGTTGGGAAAGTGCTAATGTAAGCACCAAAATGAATACTTGGAGTTCTGATGATGACTAAACTATCTCCAAAAGCAGACGCAATTATGGAAGCATATTACGATATTGATACGACAGAAGAAGAGGGTATTGTTGCCCTTCTCCGTGAGGTAGTCAATCAACTTCAATACTACAACTTTGGTGAGGGAGAAGATATGATTGTAGATGCCCGTGCTATACTTGATATTGCTGATGAGTTGGAGGAGCACTTTAAATGACTAAACAAAACATTAGAGAAGTCCAATCATGTTATTTGGAAGGAAAAATTGATGATATGATTTATCAACTTACAAAATGGAAAAATGAAGGATGGGAAGTAGTTTCTGATGATATTTTTATTGAACTTTATAAAACTCGATTAGAGACCGATGAGGAATATAATCACCGAATGAGTAATGAAAAAATTATGAAAGAACGTGCCGAAGCACAACGACGCAAACAGTATGAGAAACTCCGTGAGGAATTTGGTAATGACTGAAACTATTCAAACCCTCAAAGAGGATATTGCTGTTCTCCAAGAGAAACTACAAAAACTTGAAGAACAAGACCCTGAAATGCTACTATTGCGTCAAGGTAAAGTAGATATTGTTGATTATAATCATAGAACTCATTATAGAATTGAATACACAGATAGTTTTTCTGGTGTTTATAAGTGGTTTGTGCGAAAATTGGGAGAAATTCCTTTTCTTGAAGAAGTTAGGGATGTAAATGTTTATGCTCTTCTTGAAGAACTTTACCAGAAAGAAGTAGTGAAACAAAAAGACGATTATCCTTATAAAAAATATACACCAGAAGAAACAGAACAATCTCTGAAAGAAGCATTTAGAGAAGCAGTCAAGCAGGGAATTGTTCACGAGGTTGATAAAGTTAGTGATGTTTTTATGAATGAAATGGTTGAGAAACTCAAAGGGCAAACTCTTTATGATGTGATTGCTGACTGGTGGAATGACGTATTTGCAAATGAAATGGATGATGGTAGTTGTATTGATGTTCTGGTGAGTAGAATTGATAAGTGGTTGCCGAAATATCAATCTGCTGAAGGTTCTCAAAATGCTTATGTTGAAAGTGCCGTAGAAGGTTTTAATGATGCAATTAAACAAATCAAGTCCAAGTTGAGGTAAGGACACTTCCCAAACCGGCACAAGGGCACTTGAACTTGCTTCCCTGATGCCATATAATACATTCGTCCTGTGAATCCAATGAAAGTCAACGGTTACGAAATCAAACCCTTTGCTAACCTTTATTGTGCTGACTTTAAGGGTGCTAATCTTGAGGGTGCTAACCTTAGGGGTGCTATCCTTTGGGGTGCTTACCTTAATGGTGCTAACCTTGAGTATGCTTACCTTAGGTATGCTAACCTTAAGGGTGCTGACCTTGAGGGTGCTAACCTTAATGGTGCTAACCTTGAGGGTGCTAATGTAAAAGGAACCATTCTTGAGAAGAAAGAAGAACCTCAAGATGATACTTCACTGTCCCAAAAGGTCAAAGAACTTGAGGAAGAGAATAAGAAACTCAAAGATACACTCAAGGCACTTCTGGACACTTGAAGAACCGGCACAAGGGCACTTGAACTTGCTTCCCTGATGCCCTATAATACATTCGTAAATCAAACAAACCCAAACGACTTACAAAACTATGATTACTACTACTGCTACTGCTTCTCTTTCCACCATCGAAATCAACGGCATCACTTATGCCCCTGTTGGTTCTGGTTCTAACACTCTTCCCACTGGCAATCGTCACGTTGTTGTGATTGACCGTGGTTGGATTGTTGCAGGTGATGTGAGTACCGATGAGGTTACAAACGAACTTGTCGTGAGCAATGCCATTCACGTTTTCCGTTGGGAAAGCATCGGTTTCGCTGGTGTTCTCAAGAATCCTAAGGACTCTAAAGTGACTCTGATGGAACTTGCTTATCCCGTGAAAGTCCCTCAAGGTTCTGTTATCTTCACCATTCCCGTTCCCGAAACCTGGGGTAAGTGATTCACGTCTCTTGGGAGGGTAGTGAGAAATCATTACCCTCTTTTTTTTTTATCAGGAGGTCTTAAATGACAGACTACTTTTATCCCGTAGGTAACGGTTACGGTGACGGTTACGGTAACGGTTACGGTGACGGTTCCGGTTCCGGTTACGGTTACGGTTACGGTGACGGTGACGGTTACGGTTACGGTGACGGTGACGGTTACGGTTACGGTGACGGTTACGGTAACGGTTACGGTGACGGTTACGATTCCATTTCCACAAGAACCCGTAGGAGGTCTTAAAATGACAGAATACTTTTATCCTGTAGGTTCCGGTGACGGTGACGGTCACGGTTACGGTGACGGTTACGGTTTCGGTTACGGTTTCGGTCACGGTTCCATTTCCACAAGAACCCGTAGGAGGTCTTAAAATGGCAGAATACTTTTATCCTGTAGGTTCCGGTGACGGTTACGGTCACGGTGACGGTTTCGGTGACGGTTACGGTTACGGTAACGGTTACAGTTCTGGTTCCGGTTCCGGTTACGGTTTCGGTGACGGTTTCGGTTACGGTGACGGTTTCGGTGACGGTTACGGTTACGGTAACGGTTACAGTTCTGGTTCCGGTTACGGTTACGGTTTCGGTAACGGTAACGGTTCCATTTCCACAAGAACCCGCAGGAGGTCTTAAAATGACAGAATACTTTTATCCCGTAGGTAACGGTTACGGTGACGGTTACGGTTACGGTCACGATTCCATTTCCACAAGAACCCGCAGGAGGTCTTAAAATGACAGAATACTTTTATCCTGTAGGTAACGGTTACGGTAGCGGTTACGGTGACGGTTACGGTTACGGTTACGGTTACGGTGACGGTGACGGTTACGGTTACGGTGACGGTTCCGGTTACGGTAACGGTTTCGGTTACGGTTCCGGTTACGGTAGCGGTTACGGTTCCATTTCCACAAGAACCCGCAGGAGGTCTTAAAATGGCAGAATACTTTTATCCCGTAGGTAACGGTTACGGTGACGGTTCCGGTTACGGTTACGGTGACGGTTACGGTTACGGTAACGGTTACGGTAACGGTTACGGTTTCGGTTACGGTTTCGGTTACAGTTCCGGTAACGGTTTCGGTAACGGTTACGGTTACGGTGACGGTTACGGTTCCGGTTACGGTTTCGGTGACGGTTCCGGTTCCGGTTACGGTTACGATTCCATTTCCACAAGAACCCGCAGGAGGTCTTAAATGTCGCCTCTTTACCAAGAAACAAGAAAAAAATCACACTGAACTTGTGAGAGTATTGAAACGGACACTTCCCAAACCGGCACAAGGGCACTTGAAAGCAGGTGCTCTTTCTGGTATGATATTCTCATACACAAAGAACTCTAATGAAAGTCAACGGTTACGAAATCAAACCCTTTGCTGACCTTGTGGGTGCTAACCTTGAGGGTGCTAACCTTGAGGGTGCTGACCTTGTGGATGCTAACCTTTTTGGTGCTTACCTTAGGGGTGCTAACCTTGCGTATGCTGACCTTAGGGATGCTGACCTTTATGTTGCTGACCTTGAGGGTGCTAATGTAAAAGGAACCATTCTTGAGAATAAAGAAGAATCTCAAGAGGAAACATCGCTCTCTCAAAAAGTCAAAGAACTTGAAGAAGAACTGAAGAAATATAAAAATACACTCAGGGCACTTTTGAATGAATAAAACCTATGAACATCCTTGAATACTACATTACACACGTCTTTCCAACAGGATGGCAAACTGTAGCATCAGCATTTCGTATCTGGAAAGACCTGATGATTGGGAACTATCAGGACTATGCTCTGATGCCTGATGATGACCCAGAGCAAGAATGTATAGAATGGTTCTGGGCAACCTTAGGGGATGATGATGTTCTTCCTAAGGAGTTTCTTGAATACTTGTATCAACTATCAGAAGATGTAGAAACTGGTAAGGTAAAGACTTATCCACTAACAGAGAATATGTTTGATGAACTCAGAGACCTTGGAGTTGATTTAATAGAGGAGAAAGATGATGGGGCTCTTTGATTATGTAAGGTCTTCATATGATTTAGGACCTGACTTCACAAATGTAGAACTACAAACCAAGGGTCTTGATTGTTCTATGACAAGATATTGGATTGCTACGGATGGTTGTCTATATGAACTGACGTATCGGGACACTCACGACTTTGTGGAGATTGGTGAGGATGATGATCGTTATGACCCAAACAGAAGATTTCTAAACTTTGAGTGGGTACCAACAG